CGACTACCCCCCCCCAACCATTCACTACCTACCTGCACGTTCCTTAGCCTCACGCGCAGACTTATCATCGTGGCAGGGTGTCTGACAGAGCGACTGGAAGTTCGACTCGTCGTCGGCTCCACCCTTCCATAGTGGTGTCACGTGGTCCACCACCTCTGCCATCCTAGTGATACCCTTCGCTTCACATGACACGCAGAGCGGATGCTCAGCCAACCATTTGGCGCGGCGCTCCATGCCAGCCCTGCCACGCAGCCTTGGGGTAGCGGCAGGATTGACTGCAAGCGACTGAATGCGGCTAGCCTTCATGGCCGCCACGCGTGGCTTGAGGTTCTGCAGCTTCACAGTTCGCGGATCTTGAGGTACAGGGTTTGGCTACGCTTCTGTCCATCGGAAGCGGTGACCTGGCAAGTGACACCATACTTCTGACCAGCGACCAGAGCTGGACTACCAGCGGCCTGGACGGTCACCAGCACAACACCACCGGCAACACCAGCGTCTGCAGCCTGGAGGCCAGAAGCAGGTGTTATGGTGTGCGAAGCATACGTGGCACTCTGTGAGGCCAACCACTCAGCAAAATCGAATGGCAGGTTGATTACATCGTCCGGGTCGAATTGGCCTACCGGCTTGAATGGATTCGACAGATCCCAAAAGTCGCCAGTGGTCATCTCATACCTCGTAATTCGTATCGTCTGCTGGAACTGTGTAGTTCCGGTCTTCTGCTGGTACGGTATAGCGTTGGTCTTGCGCAGCCACCGTGTATCGCAAGGACTGACCTGATACGGTGTAGCGCATGCTCTCACTGAACGAGAGTGTTGCGTTGCTGTAGGTGAGTAGCGCGTTATGTCCGGTCAGGGTGTAAATGCCGGTCTCAGCTACTAAGCGCCTCGATACCAGCAGCGCGGCAACCGATCCATCCATGCCGAAAGACCCTGCTTCGGCGGTAATCTTTCTTCCTGCCTTAAGTCCCGCATCATTCCCAGTAAGCGTCATCGCGCCAGCCGCGCAGGACAGTCTGCGGTGCACCAACAAGACTGCATCACCACCTGTCAGCACGAAGCTGCCTGGATCTGCAATCAGTGTCTTATTCGAACTGTAGCTAAGAGTCGCATCGTAGCCAGTCAGAGCATAACTACCTGCCGATGCGGTCAGTCGTCTTCCGGCGTATAGACCAGCGCTGCCACCAGCGATGGTGTAGTTGCCGCTTGCCGCACCCAATACGCGACCACAATACAGTCCAGCACTCTGTCCAGTCAGAGAGTATGTGCCAGCAGCAGCTGTCAGCTTGCGCGCCAAGATCAATGCCGCAGACTGAGCGGTAATAATGTAAGACCCGTTTGTGGCAGTCAGAAGTCGCCCGTAAAAGAGTCCTGCGGCTTGCCCGGTGATCGAATAGGTGCTGGCTGCAGCACTCAATATTCGTTGAAGCGCCAACGTCGCAGCTTGGCCTGACAGCAGATAGCTGCCAGATGACGCCAAAATCAAGAAGCCGCGCTTTAGGGCTGTATCGTTCCCGGTCAGAACGAAAGTGCCACTGGTGCATGTTAGGGTGCGATTTACCCGCAGCGATGCTGCGTTACCGGTGATGGAATACGTTCCAGCATCGGCGGTTAGCGTGTAGCTTGCCCCTGAACCAGATGTCTGATTAATGAACGTGCCAACTAACTGCCCATCATCTCCACTCGCCTCGTTTATGTAGACGCCAGGCAGTTGCGCTTGGCGAGCCATTACGACACCTGTAATACTGGATCTACATATACAGTAGTATTAAGCTTAGCCAGCCTTACCTTTGCAAAAATCCAGCCTTTTTCTTGCGGCGTCACCGTAACGGAAAGCTTTTGTTTATTAGGGTTCGACATGCCGGTAGTTGTCCAAGTTGCAGAGCTAGATGTTTGATCGGCAGCGGTTGCGAAAATATCAGTGCGGCAATCATTAGTAAAGCCGCTAAGCGGATAGCCAGATGTATTCAATGACTGTACTTCAAGCCATATTTCACTGTCTTTTAAGTTTGTCGCACTATCCCTAAGAATATCTACAGTTAGAGTAACGGCACTGCCTGTTGTTTCATTCCATACGGCAATATCGTCCGTATCCAGCGTGTTGAATACTTCATTTGCATAAGAAACGTTAGAAACCATCTTCCAAGATATACCGGTCGTTCCATCGGATGCGCCACCGGTTTTAATCAAGGTAGTCTCGCTCTTGATGCTGCCAACGTTATCTTCAATCCACAAGCGATAGTTAGTGTCCGTGCTATCGCAGTTGTACATTGAGATACGCAGACCTGGGCCAGATGTGCTACTGGCTACCAAGGAGCCGGACCACGAAGCCGGTAGTTTGCAATTACGAAAAACACAAGTTCCAGATGCTAATGGGGTAGTAACTATCAGGTTCATGGTGCTACCGAAGCCCGAGAAATCAAAACCCTCAACCAGCATCTTGCCACCCCTACCATCCGCACCGAAATGGAAAAGGCTAGTCGGGGTAGATGAGCCAGACTCCATTGACCCACCCTGAATATGCAGACTGTGCTGTACAATAAATTTATTGGCGGCGTTAGAGAAATATAAGGTAGTATTAATAAGCTTCAGGTGCGTAATAATATTGGTCTGCGGCATTGTAAAGGTGCCAGAAGAGCCAGTATTTGTTGTTTTAAATTTACAATTACTATAAACCTGCGAGCCACCGCCGCTGCACAATTGAATGGATGAGCTAGTAGTAAAGGAAACACCCTCTGCGTATAACCACCCTGATATTGTGATTGCATTACCGCCCGTGGTTGCGATTGTCGCGCCATACGAGAATGCCGTGGGTGGCTCTGCGCCATCATTAACGCTTAATAGCCTAGTTGGATTCCCGTTCACGCCTGCAAACGCAAGTGTTATTGGACTTGCTGTGGACTCAGAGTGCACAGAGGAAAGGTATAAGTTATCTCCTGCTGCATCAATTGCCGCCAAACCAGTTGTGGTCGCCTTGGCCAATGCCCAAGTCGTTCCGTTATCTGCGTCGCTACCATCGCTAGAGCGACCGTACCTGTTAGCCATTAATCAGCCCCAATTACATCGGCACGCGCTTGCGTCAGAAGATTAACGGACACCAGATAAGCTAATCCAGGGCGAGCGTTATACAGCCTGACAAGATACGCAGAATCCAGTAGACGCAGGAAATCATCAACAACAGCATTGGACGCGCGCGCAGCATAGATGCCGATGCGCTCAGCCGCCGTGAATCGCATTAGGAATTCATATGGGGTAATAGCGACGGGGCTTCCTGCGATTTGCTCTGCAATTGCCTGACGTTGATTTAACGTTTCGTTGATGTGTGATGCGCGCGCCTGCAACACCGCCTGCGGGTCCAAACCATCATTCAAATACTCGTAAGTGTAGACAGAGCCATTACTGTCTACGTGGTTCTCGGTGACAGGCACCCTTCCATCTACCTGTGGCACCCCAAGTGTGTATGTGGACGAAACCAGGGCCACAATTGCACCATTAAGCCAACGTGAACAGGCCGTTCGTACCGTCGAAGTCGATGGTCAGCGTTTCGCCATCGGCCAAGGTGATCGAGGAGCCGTAGTCGTAATAGCCGATCAGGTCGTCATTCGTGGCGGTATCGTTATAGACAACCACATATCGGAACGCACCCACAGTACCGCCGGATGCAGTAAGCACCAGGTCGTTCAGCACCAGCTTGTACGTACCGGACGACTGCGACGACGAACTGGTTGTGATGTTGCGCGACGAGCAGTTCGTATAGCTGATCTCGGTGATGTCGGTCAGCACCGCACCGGTAGATGCGGTAGGCGCGGTATTGGTCAGCGCCACCTTCAACTGATCGGAGCCGAGGTTGTGCTTTTTCTCGGCCATCGCCTCAACGAAGGCATGGAATTTAACGTAGGTTGCCATGTTGAGGCCTTTCTATGGACGCGCGAAATCGCGGGGCAGCTTTCGCCGCTCCGACCGGTTCTTGGTGCTTTGGATTACTTACTGGCTTTCTGAGGCGGTGGGGCAAGCGTCAGGTTACCGACCACGAACCCCTTAGACTTCTCGATGCGCTGCAACTGCAGGGCGCCGCGCTCGGCGATCTTGTCACCCCAAGCGTCAACCCAATCTTTCAAGGTCAGGCTGAATGGGATGTTGCGCGCCTCGCAGTGCCGGCGCAGGTTGTCGTGTTTGCGGATTGCTTCTTCTGGGGTCATGAATACTTCAGGCTTGCAGGCGGTACACGCTTCACCATCTCGACCAAGCTCAACCCCTCGTAGCCCTTCGAGCGCAGGATGGTCATGGCGATCTCGTTGTCCTCAAGGCGAATGGCCAGTTGATCCAGGATCTCGCCTGGGTCACTCTTCACCAACCTCGGAAACAGGCTGCGGTAGTAGCGCCAATTGAGCTGCATATCAGGCTTTCGATAGGTACAGCAAACCGGCTGGAATCACCATTGCCAGGATCATCAAGCCAAGAATGGCTAGGTATATCTTGTCCTCTTGGCGGCGGAAGCGTGGGATTCTCATGGCCTTACGAATAAAAAGGCCGCCCGAGTGGGGCGGCGAGAATACCGGGTGACTAGATCCGGTATTGGAGACTGGTTGTGATGAATCCATGTGGCGTGCGTTGGAAGCTTGCCGCAAATTACAGACCGTCATCCTTTCGGAATTTCTCGATCTGGCAGGACTCGAACCTGCGACCTCCGGGTCGCCACTCCCGGCGTTCTATCCACTGAACTACGGCATTATGCTGCGCAACTTAGCGCGTCACCACACAGAGCCACGCTGCCGCCAAGTCCAATGCGGGAACAGATGCGACAAGATGGCTGTGTGTGGCGCCTCGTTTCGTGAGGCAACGGCAGGCTTGCTACTCCAGCGTCCTGGAGCGCGTTGGTCCGCACCTAATTTAGGTTGTTGGCCTTACGCCAAAATATGTTCCAACGAATGCGCCGAGTATCGCAGGGATCAGCGCATAGTTGTCGTTCACGATACTGATCGTGGCCAACGCCTGCATTCCATATAGGAATCCGGCCCAACTCGCGGCGCGGAGCGGGGCGCCATCCTTCACGCTGCCGATGTAGCGCGCCCATGCAAAGTCAACGATAAATAGCGCTACGAAGATGCCAAGGTAGATCATTCACTGCTGCCGCTAGTCATCGTGGTTGTATGGCTTCGAATCGGGCACGAGCTGCCAGCCTAGCTCGCGACGCGCCTCATCCGGCGTCGGCGGCGGGTCTTTCGATTCGTGGCGCTTGTAAAGGTATTCGCGGAGCTGCTGTTTAGTAGGACGCTTCACTTCAGTCATGGCGCCCTCCGGCTGTTAGTCCGGTGCTTCAGTGAAGGTCACGTAGTATTTATTGCCCGGAACCAGCTTATCAACTACAGACTGATTTCGGATTGTCGCGTCGAAGCGCGCTTGCGGAGTTTGGTGGCCGAAGATGGCGTTTTCGGACGCTGCCTGCTTTTCCGTAGAGCCTTCCCATACAGCGCCAAATTCAACCTTGACCATCGGTTCAGTCTGGTTGACGAAGCGATGTTCAGCGATCCCATTCAACGTCAGCTTACAAACCATCACCGAGCCAGGGATGCCTGCGGTAACGCAATCGTCAATACCAGACGCATCCATTTCGGCCAGCTTTTGAAGCAGCCATCCGCGTGTAATTTGGAATTTCATTTCAACCTCTATGTGAAAGCCTTGTGGGGCGTAGAGGCCTTGTTCTCACAATCTTGCGGGCCAAAAGAAAAACCCGCACGAGGCGGGTCTTGGGGTTGACTCCCGCGACTATAGTGCGCGGTGAGTCGGTAAATTTTTAGTGCGAGCAAGGGCTGTAACGTTTGGCCTGGTCTGCTCGCTAATCCCGGTTATCGGTGGCGATTTCTCGCACATTACGAGGGCCGGAAGTATGTAGGTTCGTGCGTATTATAGTTTGGTGTTTTTTGGTTTACAAGCACAATTTCATATTTTTTCGAAACTATCCCATCCTACTGGGAAGCAGCATCCAAACGACAGATGGTCGCCATTTCGAGTGAGAATGTATGCAAACATCTCCACGATGTACGAATCTCTGATCTGAATTTTCAACTCACGGATTCGATGTGATTCCGGCTTAATCTGCGACTCTAGGTCGCAGAATTCCGCCTCAAGAATCCTACCCACCAATTCAACCCTGACCACAGGAAGTAGCTCACCGTCCATTTCAAACCTAACGGTCGGAGGTATCAACCTTCCCTCCTGTTCAACGCTGCTGCTGCACGCTGGTGCGACATGAGTAAGTCTTGCAGTTCGCTGACCATATCCGCGACACGCTCGCGCTCGAATCCTCCACCTGGTATCGGCGCGCAGCCAGTTCCGTTGCAGGTCGGGCAGATGCGGCGGTCTGGGGTTTGCTTGGCGCCGTGGCATGAGCTGCAGTTCGGGTCCATCCAATATGCCAGGGAGGAATGGGCGACACGCTTGAACAAGGCGTGGGCTGCGTTCGCATCCCACTCGGTGTTTAGCTTCACCCACTTGCGGGCCAGACCTTGCTGCTTAACTCGCGCTTCCCATACTCGAAGCAGTGCGACCAGGTTGCCGGTGCCAGCCTCGAATGCTTTGTGCACGCTGCCATCGGCATATTTGACGCGGGCAAGGAGGGAACCAAGGGCGCGGCCAGATGCATCAGCCAGTGCTGCGGCACATAGTGCATCCGTGGCATGGTGGTGCTCATCGTCGCGGAGGTCGCTGGAGCCGAGGCTATGGACGTATTTTTCGATGAAGGACATGGTGGTCAGCAGATCAGTGTTTCGCGTGGAAGATTGCGAAACCAATCAAAGCCCGGAACTTCCCATTCTGGCCTTGGTTCCAGCCAATCAATTCCTCGCTTCTGCTTCGCCTCTTGGTATTGCCGCATGAGGCGCTGCAGCATTTCTGATTCAGTCTCGGGCTTCGGTGTAAGCGGGTTCTGCACTTCCTTGACCGGTGAGGTCACCTTTTTGAACACCAGCGCCAAATGCTCGCGGATCGAATCCCATTGCTCTTGCGTTGGTGGGGTTGGTGAGAGTTCCGCGAAACCCTGGAACCAATATGCAAACTGTTCTGGCGTCATGACTGCCTCTTAGCTGTGGCGGCGATAGGCGCCGGCCATAGAGCGCTCAATGGCCTCACGAACCTGACCGACCGTCACACGCTGATTGATTTCCCATTGCACTGGATCGGCTATAACCATGGTGCCTAATTGATCTTGAGACAACGGGATTAATGGCATACCCCTGAAGCGCATGACGTTCTGGAAGCGCATTTCGCACTTCTCGATCCCATCATTGTTCACCGGATATACCGGCTGCATCACCCAATGTTCGAACTGCTTTGGCATATCACCTCCGACGCTATGCTGAATGCTTGCCGATGAATAAACCGATACCAAATAGGATTAACCACAACCCAGCAGGCGCCAAAATAAGTACAATCAAACTGATCATGCCGGCCACATCCCAGAGCCAATCCACAGCCCCAATCTGATCCAACGCGTATATCAGAAATGCCAAGACAAAAGCGCTACATGCCAGCGTAACCATGATTTCCCCTATGTTTTGCGCTTTATATCACCGCCTTGAAAATCGTGCAGTGCTCGTTTCTAGAACGGGATATCCGAGTCCATGTCATCGAAGTTCGGTGCGGGGCGCGATGCCGGTTGTGACGCTGGCTTGCCTTTGCCCTTTCCTTTTCCGGTGGCCGGCGCGGCGGCTGGCTGCGCGGAATCTTGCGCGTCCTGACGCCCACCCAGCATCTGCATGTTCTCGGCGATGATGTCAGTGGCGTACCGCTCGATGCCGTCCTTGTCGGTGTACTTGCGGGTCTGCAGGCGGCCTTCCACGTAGACGCTACTACCCTTCTTCAGGTATTGACTGACCACCTCGGCAAGGCGACCAAAGAACGAGATCCGATGCCACTCGGTGTGCTCTTTCTGTTCACCTGTGTTGCGGTCCTTGGTGTGGTAGCTCGTAGCGACTGCAATGTTTGCGATTGCATCGCCGGCAGGGGTGTAGCGCACATCGGGATCTTTCCCGAGGTTGCCCACGATGATGACTTTATTTACTGATGCCATGATTTAACTCCAATCCATTTCTACTTTAAGGGTGTGGCTGCATCGCATCGGCCCGCCAATTGCGCTATCACATACGCGTTCAGTTACCACTACCAAGTTGCCGCCGTGGGTGTTGAGTAAGTCCTCAAGCTTCTGTGCGGCCAGTTCAATCTCAAGGCGTGATGGCGTTGCTTTACTGCCTTGATCTACGACCTTGATTTCGGACATCTTACGTCTTGGGCATTCAGCGCATGGGAAATTCAAGGCCTCCGCGCAATCTAGGCATTGATCCACCTGCCTACTCATGCCTTACCCTCCCTTACGGCCTTGATGATGGCGTCCAAATCGATGCGCCCAATTCCGCGCTCAAGATCGAATCCATTTTCGTAATCGACGCATCCAAGTGCGCAGCGGTTGCGCACAGTGACAGCCACCTTCTCCAGCATGGTAGTAGGGACTACATCGCCGTCTTCGATGGCGCGAGCGATTACCGCGTCAGCGACCCTTGTGCTAAAACCTGAATCAGCGAAGATGGATGACAACTCCATGTTGGTCATCCTCGTTTGCGGATACTGTGGCGCTGGCTTGGGCCATGTGCAAACCGACCAATCAAGCCCAGGATTATCAGCCGGCGCAGTGAACTCGTCACCGCGACCGTCCAGTAACTTATCGCCCCACCATACTGGCTTACCTTCACACATGCCGAGAGGGATCATGACGAGATCGCAGTCAGATGCGGACCCCGAGTTGAACTCGCCGCCAGCCATGGTCCATGAGTTAGTATCGTCATGCTCGGTGTAGACCCCAATCAGCGGATAATCGGCTGATCGGCCATCCCATTTAAGGATGGTGGCCGCCTGGCCGTCACGGCAGCAGTATGGTGCGCCAGCCTTGGCGGCTTCCAGGTCGAAGGGCTTGGTGTGTTCTGGTCTCATGGCTTTGGCCTCTCCGGCAATATGACGATGATAGCTGCGATGAACATCACAACCACGAAGCCAGCACCGATATATAGACCGTCATGCCTGACTATTTCCGGCTTAACGATTGGTTGAGCGGGCTTTTCGGTAGATGCTCTCGATTGGTTGGCCACATGACCGTGCGCCGCAGAGAGGGCTACGGAAGTTGCTGTGAATGGCATCACGCCACCTCCATGAACTTCAGTGCGATGCGAGCCTCAGCAATCGCTGGTGGCAGGTCGCCCTCGAATTCGATTTGCGCCAGGGTGCGGCCTGCCGGATCAAGGTCGAGCGCTTGCCTTTCAGCCAGCGCCAGCAGTTGTTCCATCTTCTGTTTGATGTTGATGAGGGTCACGATTTTTCCTTTGGGGTGTAGGTGGTGAAGTTCCTGCAGATGAAAATTGAGGATTCGGTATACAGGACTGGGGCATCAACTCCGCGCGGCGTCATGTCGATTGCCTTCTGGCGCCAATGGTGCAAGGCGAATGCCTCCGTTTCGTTCTCTGCTGTGATTCGAAGCTTACCGTCCATTTGGATATCAACTTTCACTTTCCGCCTCCTCTTTAACTCGTTGCACCGGTTGCAAAATCTTCCGCCAATATTCACGCTTTACTTCGCGCTGGGCTTCGTTCATCAAGACGAACTTCCCGCACTCCCGTTCGTAGTGCAATGTCTTGAAGGTTGCACTCGGGTCGTCTGGGCAGTGGCATAGGCCGGAGTGCATGTGCTCGCGGCGTGGTGGTTCCATGCGGAGGCAGTCAACGCATTTCATGCTGCAGCCTTTCGGAAGTCGGGCCAGGTGAAAGCGGCGATGAACGAGTTTTCATTCAGGCGAGAATCCACGCGATCACCGACGAAGTTATGAAGCGTTTCGAGCGCCTGGTTTGTGATGGCGATCACCGGTCGCAGGCTGTTGTAGCGGCGGTTGATTACCTCGGTCAGCAGGTTCTTTGCGTTGTCGGAAGGCGGCATCGCGTCGATCTCGTCCAGGATCAGCACGTCGAATACGACGAAGCGTAGGATCTCGCCCTCTTGCGATTTACCCTTGGCCTTGCCATCGGAGCTGTAGGCGTCCTGAATCTCCGAGATCATCTGGCTGGCGGTGCAATAGCGAACGGTGATGCCGATCTTGTCAATCATGTATTGCGCCAACTCGGTTGCCAGCAGCGTCTTGCCGGTGCCGTTCTTCCCCACCATGAGCAGGGTGGTCCAGAGGCGTTCCTTCTTGAGGCAATCGAGGAATGCCTTACCCTGGGCGCGGGCCGCGCGCATCGCCGGCGTGGTGGCCGGGAAGGTTTGCCCGACGTACTTTTCCGGCAGCGTGGCGGCGCGATAGATGGCTTCCTTGCGCTCGCGAACGAGCTTCGCATCCTCCTCCAGCTTTCGCAGTTCGTGGGCGCAGTCGCTGCAGAACCACTCCTGAGGCTGGACCTTGAACAGATGCACCGTGCTTTCGCCGTGTGTCGGGCAAGTGCCGGTGAAAGCTTGGGTGCGCGGCAGGTTTGCGATGTCGCTGATTTCCTTGAAGGTCATGGTCGCCTCAGTCGAAGGTGATTTCACCGGTTTCAGGGACTACGGTCCCACGCTGTGCCAGGTTCGCCGCAGCAGCGGCCTCTGTGCCGGAGTGATCAACGTTCCCGATTTGGAACTTGCTGCTGCCCGTCGCGTTTTGCGTTGTGCCGCCCTTCTCGTTGCGCACCCAGTTGCGCCAGACAGCAGACCAGTTGGACTTGCGCCCCTTCGCGCCAGGCTGGGCCGTCCAGTAGTCGTAGAACCGCTGAGCAACCTCGGAAGGCCTGAGGTCAGGACGTTCGGTTTTGCAGAAAAGCGTGTCTTCGGCTGTCGGGTGCCAGTCGTCGGGCAAGCGGGAACCGCGCGCCTCTACACTCTGCTTAGCCACTGGCTTTTGCTTTATCTGGGTTTCTTTCTCTTCTTCTCTACTCTCCTCTTCTCTAGGCGTTTTTTGGTGTGACATGGTGTGACATGTTGTGACAGTGGATTCAGGTGGCGTGACTTCACCTGCCGTGGCTTCGCGTGCGCGCTGTTGGCGCTTACGTTCTGCCGCAGTAACATCTTCACGCTCGCGCTTGGGCTGGCGCTTTTCCCAGGAAACTACGTATCCAGCGGCTATGAGCTTGTTCGACTCCATCGCCTTCATAATCTCGGCGGTGCGCTCGTCTGGAAAGTTGAAAAGACAATCGAGAGCTTCGGCATTGATTTCACCGAATTTGCCGCGCTCCCCTGCGGCACTGGCTTGTTCCAGCAGGTAAGCCCACACAGCCACCACATCCGATAGGCTTGCACCTGATCGCCTGGCGACAGGGAGGAACTTAGGGTCGGTCACGCTGCCGTGGTGCCAGCGAAACCAGTCTATGCCGTTGCTCATTGGAGTACGCCTCAGGCGGCTTCTTTCACCATGTCGCCCTGCGAAGTCTCCATGGTGCGGTCACGAACGCGCTGTGCGGCGTTCTGGCGGGCCTGGGCGATATCTTCGAAGGGCTTGAGGAGTGCAGCAAGTGCGTGGGCGGGCACGGTAATCAGCGCGCTCTCGTCCAGTGCGCCGGATTCCATCCGCATGCGGTCGGAAAGGTCGATGGCATCAACCAGCTTCTCGGCTGCCTGGATCATCGGGGTGGCGAGGCGTGGGCTGGGCTTCCATGGCTTCATGGTGCCATCCGTGGCCTTCTTGCGGCCCTGCGCCTTCGCTTTCTTCACTTCAGCCTGAATGACCGCGCCGGCCTTGGACTGGTGTTGCTTGATGATCTTGATGGCGTTGGTGACGGAGATTTCACCGTTCTCGACAGCCTTACGCACATCGACGTTTGCATCGATAAGCATCAGGTAGTCCTGAACGTGATCGACCTCTTCGCCTACACGGGCGGCAATGCGTTCCTCAGACCAGCCCCAGTTGCGGAGATCGCGGTATTTCTCGGCGCGATAAAGAGGTGTGACGCCCAGGCCACCAGAACTGGTGAGCGTATGCGCGGCACGTTCATCATCGCCACCACGGAACTGCTGGCAGGCCAACGCACGAACTGGAACGCCGCGATCAATGGCCTGCTGTGCGGCCAAGGCACGGTGTTGACCATCGACCACGATGATGCGCCCTTCTTCGACACGCACATCCAACGGCGGGAACTTGGCGCCATTCTCGTAGGCCTTACTCAGTTTCGCTACGTGTGCCCAGTTGATCGGGCGGTTTACACCAGGTTCGTCCAACTCGATGCGCTTGGGGTGTACGTCGAAGGCGGTGATCTTGCTGACCTCCTCGTCGTTCTTGTCTTCCGCCATTACCTTGAGGGATACCGCAGGCTTCATTTCTTTCTCCAATTAATTTTGATCTTGTAGTTCGCGTTTTATCACTGATCTTTAAAACGTGCAGTGGTCGTGAGGCTTATGCTTGATCGTCAAGTTTCCCAACGCGCTCGAAATGGAAAATGACTGGGCTGCCAGTGGCTGCAACTAGGCTGAACCGGAGCGCATGGCGCCACGCGGAGCTGTAGCGCTGCAGGGATGCGACTGATCCCGATAACTTCGTGCGCCACTGTTCCAACGTCATTGAGGTCTTATCGAGATTGCACGGTGCGCATGACGGAAACATGTTCTCGACGCGGTCTCGGTCTAAGTGCAACATCCCGTGCGGGTTCTCTGCTGTTTTTGGTGCATAGTCGCGGAGAACCGGCTCCTTGTGGTCGGAGTGCCAGCGCTCACCGAGTGGCTGGCCGCAATAGGCACATAAGCCATCGAACATTGCGCGCAACGTCGCGCGTTGGGCCTTGGTGAGCTTTGCCATCACGCACCTCCGTTGCCGTGGCGGCGCTGGTAGTCCCACGAATAGGCATTCAGCAATGCGATGGCACCGTAAATAACGGATAACTCAGGACGCCACGCAGCGGAAACATTCCAGATAGCCGATACGCCCCATAGCGCCGCGCAAAATGGATCGCCGGGAACAAAGAAAATCCAAATCTTGCGCATCATGCCGACTCCTTTGCCTGATCTTCTTCCAGGCACTGGATCATCCAGTTGATCCATGCGACACGACCCTGCTTAACGCCTTTATTCCATTGGCTAGCGGTAGTTGCGCCCCAATACACGGATGGGTGGACCTCCATAACCCACGTGGCATAAAAACTATTCCCTTGTAGGGCATTGGCTATATACGAACAGAGTGAGCGCATTGCCTCAAATTTATATTCTCGTTCGTGATTAACGGAATGTGAATTGCATGCCAAACAAAGCGCGCCACAAATACCTGCGTGCGCTCCAACTGAGGTTCCCTCGGGTTTTCACCTTCCAACGATCCGACTTTATGCTGCCTGCTGATTCAATCGTTGCGAAACCCTCCAGCGCTCAAGAAACGCGATGGGTGAACGGTAACCCAAGGATGAATGCTGGCGTTGGCGATTATAAAAGACTTCAATGTATTCAAAGCTGGCTGTTTTCATTTCCTCCAGTGTCGTGTACTTCACGCCATGAACGCGCTCGTTCTTGAAACTGTTGAACCAGCTCTCTGTCGGGGCGTTGTCCCAGCAGTTGCCTTTGCGGCTCATCGAGCAACGCATGCCATACTCCGCCAGCTTGTCCTGAAACGCATTGCTGGCGTATTGGCTGCCGCGATCCGAATGATGCAGCAAGCCCGGCTCTGGCCTTCTGCGGAACCACGCCATGGTCAGGGCGTCGGTGACGATGTCGGAAGTCATGCGTGGCTTGAGCGACCAGCCGACGACTTCACGGTTGAACAGGTCGAGCACGATCGCCAGGTACAGCCAACCCTCGTCAGTCCAGAGGTAGGTAATGTCGGACGTCCAGACTTGATTGGGCGCCTCTGGCGTGAATTTGCGATCAAGCAGGTTCTCTGCCACCGGCAGTCGATGGCGCGAGTCCGTCGTCGCCTTAAAGCGGCGCTTATGCCGAGCACGAATGCTGTTCTCGCGCATCAGGCGCTCCGTACGTTCTTTGCCTGCAGTGAAGCCACGCATGCGAAGTTCACGCATCATCCGAGGACTTCCATAGGCACCTTTCAGCTCGGCGTGAATGGCGCGCATTACGGTGACCATTTGTTCATCCGTCAGTCGCTTCCGATCAGGCGTACCGCCGCGCTTCCAGGCACGGTAGCCGCTCACGCTGACGTTTACCAGGGCACACAGTTCTCGCAACGGCGCTTCGGTCAGGACACTGTCGATCCAGGCGTACTTCACAGAATTTCCCGCGCGAAGTACGCCGCCGCTTTTTTTAACAGGGCGTTCTCCCGTTCCAACCGGGCCACCTCGGCGCGCATCCGGGACAGTTCCATTTGTTCCGGCGTGACGGCCTTCCCAGCGACTTTCAACTCGCCCTTGGCCGCTGCCTTAACCCAGTTGCGCAACGTCTGGTCGCTGATGCCCAACGCTTTGGCGGCGGCAGGCACCGACTGCCCCTCCTGGACGCGCTTAACGGCCAGCTCCTTAAACTCCGTCGTGAACGCCTGCTTCGGTATCTTTTTCATGCTTTATCTTCCTTTGGTAACGGTAATTTTACGTCACCGTTGGAAGACGAAATTTCGGGGGAACCTCAAACTTCTTTCCTCGCATACTTCAACATGTCAATCTTGACTTGACGCAGTTCTTTGTTGTTCACGCCGCCTCCTTCAGCCTATCAGCAGGCTTGCCAAACAGAGCATTGATGAATGGGTCACCAGACTTGCGCTTGGTGCGGATTGCCTGGCGGCTGGCGGCGCGCCGGCGGTAATCCTCCAACTCGCCGTTCTTGTGGAGCTTTTTCAGGTAGCGCTCGAAGATTTCACGCTTGGTGAAGTTCTCGATCTTGCAGGTCGCATCCTTGTGCTTGCCCGCCTTGAATACCGCCACCGCACCACCAGTTCCATTGCGCTTCCATTTGGTAATGTAGCAACGGCCTTCCTTGCGTAGTTGCTGGATGGCTACGCATACCGAAGACTGGGATAGTCCAGTTTTCCTGCGGATCTCCGATTGGATGGCCGGCATGGCGCCAAGGATCACATGCGGCAACAGGATCTTGTGCGCTTCCTTGAATTCTTCGGGCAGGATGCTTACGATGGACCTGGGGTTAGGTTTGACCCAGAATTCATAGGGCGATGTGTTTCGCGGCACTTCACCCTCGACTCGAACCAGCTTGACCATGTGGCAGATACCCTCCTCGATCCCACGCTTCAGGATGCGCTGGATGGTCTTGGTGGGCAGCTTGAATTGTTCGCTCAGCCGCGATGGGCTGGAAGGCAGGGCCGCCAATACCCTACGGCGGAAGCCGTTGCTTTCATGGCGGCATGCCGGCGAACAGTATTTGCGGAAGCCTTGCTCCAGCTTGCACTGGTGGGCGGGGAATGTCTTTCCACAGGTCTGACATTCGACATTGAGGGGTTTGCGGCGCTCAGGCATATTTCTTCTCCAGGCGTTTAATCTTGCGGCGCATGATGTTTGAGAGTCGGATTAGCCACTCGGCGTCGTACTTGCGCACTCGGTCGTGACACTTCAACCAATCCAGTCGCTCCGAACCAATTTTCAACAGCAGGCGCTTTTCGTATTCAGCGATGTTTCCCGACTTGAATAGGTTGCATTGCTCGCAGCTCTTGTGGATGTTCCACAGGTTGAAGCGGAGAGCTGAATTGCTGCCGACGCTCTTGAAGTGCGAGGCATGCCAGATTCCGTCATAGTGGGATGGCATGTGGCAGGAGATGCAGCCGTCACTCCGGTCGCGCAGGACGACGTAGCGGTTCACCAGCTTTTCAGTTGCCTTCAGGCGCTTCTTGATTGGCATATCCAACTCTTTGCGGCGGCGGATCTCCTGTCGCTCTGCTTTTTCCTGCTTGGCGCGCTGCTTGGCAGCTACACGGTTGGCAACCTCCTCTGCGCACTCCGGTTTGCAGGCCTTATGGGTCATGGAGCGTGGAATGAATGGCTCGCGGCAGATTGCACATTTACGCTTTCGCGGTCCAGCCGGAGGCTTAGGCTCTGCCGGCTTGAACTCTGTACGTCTCATTGGGGTCTTGCGCTTGATTTCAGTTTGCTTCATGCGCAATCCTCAAACAGGGAACCCTGTGCTGAATTGGGACTGACGACGACATCCAGGTGTGCTTTAGATCGTTCGTACTTAATACGCGCAGCGGCGATGCCAACGTACTCCGGTGTCATATCGACTCCGACGAAGCGTAGACCTTCCCGCATGACCGCCTTGCCTGTGCTGCCAGAGCCCATGAAGGGATCTAGGACGAGCCCGCCGGGTGGCGTCACCAGCCGCACCAGATAGCACATCAGCTCGGTGGGCTTAACGGTCGGGTGAGTGTTACCTTCGCCACGGTCGGATTTGCTGGCCTTGGCGCAGTAGAAGAAGCGGGCGCCGCTGCCGGTGTCGCCACGCGGCTCGTACTCTTTGCCGTTGTCGCTCAGCTCACCATAGGTATTCGCTCGCGTGCGCTGGCTGTCGCTGCTTCTCCCCTGCTGCCCTTTGGCGTCCGGGAATGCGGCGCATACTTCGTCGCTACCGTCGTGGATCAGGTTAGCTGGCCAGCGGCCTGTCCGCTCCGAATGGTCGAGCTTTTCACGCTGATCGACGGTACGACCGCTTTGTTCTGCTGATGTTTCGCCTGGCCGTTTCGGGAAAGCCCCGTTGACGCCACGAGAATGCGTTGAGATGGTTTCCGTACCGACCCGGCACCCGTCAATATTCAGCGCCCCCGTGCCGAACTCCAGAACGTTCGCCGCTACAGTGCCAACCAGCGGTTTGCGCGCCACGCAGATAGGCTCATGCGCCGGTTTCAGCGCGGTGCCCCAGCCTTCCCACTGGCGGGCGGCGCCGGTGGCAGGGGCGGTGATGTCCCGCGAGCCGTCACCCATGATCGCAACGGTGCCACCACCTGTACCGATGCCGGTCGTGCGCTGGCCGATGACCGCGCGCTCGATTTCGCCCCACTGTTCCGGTGAGAGAACGGCCTTAAACTCGCTCCACCACTTGTCGCCTGGCGCGTGCTCGGCCTTCGTCCAGTCGTGCAGGTTGTTACCGGGAATAGTGAGGCCCAGTTCAACGGCGGCCAGAACATAATCACGGCGGCGTGTCTTGTCGATTGCCTTGCTCACGTCCAGCGACTTCGGGAAGCCCGATCCGTACACCCACATGATCTGGTCGCGGATCTCGAAGCCAGCATCCTCGATCGCGCAGGTCATGCGGTGGTAGGTGCGGCTGCCGCTGAATGCCAGCAGGTGGCCGCCTGGTTTCAGAACGCGCAGCGCCTCGCGCCACATATCGACGTTGTAGGCGATGCCGCTGGCGTCCCAACTCTTGCCCATGAAGCCGAGTTCGTATGGTGGATCGGTGACGATGCTGTCAACGCTGGAGTCGGTCATGCTGCTCATCACTTCCAGGCAATCCCCAATATAGAGTGTTGCGTCTCCGATGATGACTGGATTCACACCGCACCTCCCTGGCAGCACTTGCACCGCCAGCCGTCCGGCGTCAACTTCCTTCCAGCTATTGCCTTGCCCTTATTGCACCCTCTGCACCAGAATGTGTTAGAGGGTGGTTGCTTTGGCTTTTTGCCGTAGTCGTAGGATTGGTGGCGGTAGGTCATTGGAGTCGCTCCGCATCAAGTTCAGCGCGGCGTGCGCGCATTTTTGATAAAGCTTCAGCCAATTCTTCCGGTGATTTCGAAAGCCACCTTTTCCGCGCCTCCGTTATAACTTCATCGATATCTCTGCCGACATAAAATCGGGCACCAGTCTCAACGTGAGTGGCCGCGAAAAGCTTAGTTGGATCTTGAAGTTGCTCCCACGCTTGCGTTGGATGTACCGCAAAAACATCTTTGTGACCAGAAATAATGAATTCCTCGCCAATCACAATCACATCGCTAAGATCACCAGAAATTCGAACTCTCATACAACCCCCAATGGCCGCGTAAGCCGATCAACCAGGGCTTCGTAGACCTGCAGTGCATCATCGGATGATGGGTTTGGTTTCTTGCGCAGATGTTCAGGACGAACGATTGCGCGAATGTCGCCGCTGGCGGTGATGCCGTAACCGTCGATTTCAACCGGGCGCGTTACGCCGTTGATGCGGAAGACCTCGCCTTTCTTGACGATGCGGACAATGGTGCATTCCTCGCCGTTGAGGCCTTTGTGGCGGTCGGGCATGTTTTGGAGGATGGCGATTTCGCCGATCTCGAAGGTAGTCATGAGATCGACCTCATTGCCACAAGAATCAACACTAAGATATAAAGCGCAATCGTTGTAACCTGCGCCGGAACTGACATTCCATCAAAGTCTTCGGTGTAGCTAAACAATGAAGCGCCAAGAATGATAATGAAAAGTAGTGTCACACCACACCTCCAAACACCAAGGCTACAGCAGCAATGAGGAACATGCTCATGATGGAATAACTCTTCCATGACCTCATGGTGCGACGGTGGGGCCAGAAGCAGAAGAAACTGATGGCGAGCATGGTGAGGACGAAGAATTGTGCGAATGTCATAGGACGGCCCGTTTAAGATCGAAATATCTTGAGGTCGAATTAGTCCTCGACGCGGCGCCAACCTTCTGGAGAATATTCGCGCTGCCGGCGAATCTCAAAGATGCCGGTTGGGATCTTGATCGTTTCGTGCGTGTCATAGCTGCGCAGGTGTTCCAGTAGCGTTTCAGTGGCATCCGTCGCTTCGATCACTTCCAGGTAGGAGACCATGGGATCGCCGGTTGTGTAGAGGTTTACGCCAGGTCGATCAGCTATGACATGGTTATGCCCGGTTTCACTGTGGGCGACGATAAATACGCCCTTTTCGGCTTCGACTTTCTTTGCTGCGGATGGCAGTTCCTTGATGCGGATGATCATCAGATCACCTTGTGCCGCCTGGTCTTTGAACGTTTTCATGAAAAATCCTTTCAGTGGTTAGGTGCGTACTTCTGGAGATAATTCTTCTGGGTTTAAGCCGTAGGTCCATGCATTCGCTTGAATTGCTGTTTTCATTTCTTTTGGTACTGGTAATGCGAATTCGCGACCCGTGCCGCACTTCACACGAAGGAATCGCTCCTTGCCAGAGTCCGGTAGATCAACCTCAAGCAGCGTGCCGATTTGCTCATCATCCTTGTCAATCGTCTTTGCCTTGAGTTCATTCAGAATCTTGGTCCAGCCTACAATTTCGCAGGCGGCGCGACGCTGTTCGATGTTGGGCCACGTGAGAGCTTCTTTTGCGGTTGGTGGCTTACCGCTGACCCATTCTTCTGGAATGGCGACACCATGCCAGCGCCAGAGCTTAAAGCCGTCCCGATAGGCTATCGCCGGCCCATTTTCACAATGGAGGCGGCCTGCGGCATCGCGCATTAAAACGTTATGGCGCTCAGTAAGAATGACGAGATTTTCGAAAGGCCAGAACCAACCGCTAGATTGCGCAATCTTCTGCAGACCGTTTAATTTGGAGGCTTCTTCTATTCCTACGAATTGCATAAATTCGTAAAAACCAAGCCAGGAGGCGTCGTGGGAACCATATCCAGCTTGATAAACCTGCGACCTGACCTGCGACCTGACCTGCGACCAGACCTGCGACCAGACCTGCGACTCGACCTGCGACCTGACCTGCGACCAGACCTGCGACCTGACCTGCGACCAGACCTGCGACCAGACCTGCGACTCGACCTGCGACCTGACCTGCGACCAGACCTGCGACCAGACCTGCGACTCGACCTGCGACCTGACCTGCGACCTGACCTGCGACCAGACCTGCGACTCGACCTGCGACCTGACCTGCGACCAGACCTGCGACCAGACCTGCGACTCGACCTGCGACTCGATTTCTTTCAGCATTGCCGCACCATACGCGCCGGACAACGGACTATCGAGCCAAACAAAAATCTTCGGCTCTTTAAGTCCAGCGGCCGCATATGCCAACTTCGCGCCCTCAATAGCCTGCTGACGATTCGCTGGCTCGCAACAGAGGCCAATTTCAAGCCATTTGTCACGAAAGACGGCAAGCTGCAACTCCTGCTCTTTGGTGAGTTTTGAAATCTTTTTCATATCTATCTCCGTTTTATTTTTGTCACGCGGGCGCGCGCTCGGTCAGGCGCTCGATCAGCGCGTTGTACTCCAGCTTTGCTGGGTCGTCACCCTTGCTGCGCAACTCGTGGCGCTGGCAAGCCAAGACGGAACCATCTTTGGTCTGCACGATGTGGAAGTAGCGCAGGCGGAAGCCGTTGGGTGCAGCAGGGTCATCGAACATCTGGTGGCGGTGGATGGCGATTACCTGAACGTCCTCGCCGTCATGGTCGAGGGCTGGCTCGTTGCTGCATTCCAGGTCGTTGATGATGGTGACGATATCACCGATGCGGAGCGGTTTCATGCTGCTTCTCCCCGCTCCCATTTCAGGACACGCAGATGCGTTGCTTTAAGCTTCTCGATGGCGGCAAGGCGCGCATCCGAATCTCCAGCCGCGATCAGGAGTTGATCAAGAGCGCCATAGATATCGCCGGTATATTCGGTGCGGCATGTGCCGGAACGCACAACCATTTTCACTGGCGCTGTTGGTTTTCGAGTACTCATGCCGCTACTCCCTGTGGTGCAAAGAAAAGTGCTTCCAGTAGCGTTGGGTTAGGACGTTGCGGCTCCCAACGATGGATGGTGATCTGCAGGGGTTCGCTCGGATCGTCTTCGTCGCCGTATGGGCACGGGCCGGCGGCGTAGACGCGGCCAAGGGCGTGATCGGCAGTGAAGGGTTGGACCTTGTGAACCAGGCCTTCACGCGCCATCGGGCGAAGGTAAGACAGGAGGGTTTTTTCGTCGGCGGCGAATTCATCAACCAGAGCTGACAGGGTTACTTGGCCGCACATTTTGATGTAGCCGACGATGGCCGTGCGAAGAATCTCGCCTCGCTCGATGGAAACGTGGTTCACGATTGCACCTCGCGGCGCATGACCTCAACCAAGTAGTGACGCAGGCGCTTATGCTGGCTGGCGCAGATGGTGCGCTGCTCCGGCGTGCTGGCGTTCACGATCCAGTGTTCCAGCAAACCGAGTTGGCGCAAGCAGCGGCGAACGTGTTGAATGGATGGTTGTTTGGCGCCCATAGTGGATTGATGGGCTATGCGCAGGTAGCTCATGATGCGTCCTTTGCGTGTTGGGAATTCAGTAGGTGACGCGCTTGCGGGCCAACTCGTACACGACCAGCGCCAGCAGGCTCACGATGGGGGCAATCGGCGCGCCGCTGTAGTACAGACCAACCGCGATCAGGATTTCGGCGAACAGGCGGTATGTGGTGAAGAGCATGGTGCGCGGCTCGACCCAAGCGCTGGTCATGATGAACGCTACGTAGATGATGCCGAAGCTGCGCAGGATGGAAACTACAGGGAACGCCATGCGTGTGATTTCGTCGGTGCCTTGCGCCAGGATGAATAATCCTGCGAGGCCCAAATACATTACAGTCCAGTGAATCCAGTCAGGCAATGCTTTCATGATGGGCCTCGCAGTGTGAATTGGTGGCCGCCGAAGCGGCCTGGTTGATGCTGTCTCTTTCAATCGGGCTTGCTGCTACTTTCGAGAAGCATGTCTGCAGCTTCCCGTAGTTCGCGGCGCGTGCGGTATTCCATCGTTGCGGCGTAACGGTCTTGCTTGTTTGCCGCCGCTTTTCTATCCCACTCGCGCCATTCACGTACCAAGTGCAGCACCCGCGCCTCTAGAGGGACTGGCGTATGCCTTTTTTCCCCCGAATCTCCTTCCGGCTGCATGGGAGTGATCCTTGGTTCATGGGCGATCCGCTATGCGGTTTCCTTTGTTGCGACACCGTTTCCATTACTGGCCGGTGCTTCCATTTCTTCCGCATCAAAGCCGTAGGTGAATCGGCGCGCTGCCGAAGTTCACCCTGTCACACGCTGCAGGTTGGGCCTGAACTAGGGCCATGCTGGTACTATGACCAGCCAGCCCTGCCGCCCTATCATTCGTCCATTGAATTGCTAATGAACGAAGGAGGCTGCTGTGCGACATTCCAAAGTCCTTGCATCGGTTACTGAACGCGACGAAAGAGTCGGCGTCCAAGTAGACCTTCACAGGGATGTTGCGTGCATCTGCCATTCTTTTTCTCTCCCGTTAAATCGTGCTGCTGGACTTCTACTCCCGGTGCTTCTACTGCGCTTACAACTTTTATTCGTCTTTGTTGGTGTCGCGGAGATAGCTCCAGTCAACCTTGTCGTTCAAGCGCTCACAGCGAACAGCGCCTTGAGTCAACTTCTCAATCTCCGGACACTTATCTGCTGGAACACAACCACGTGTGATCCATTCGTAGACAGATACCGGGCTGATGCCGAAGTACTCGGCAATCTTTGATACGCCGCCGGCGTCGTCTATTGCTTGTTTCAATTCAGTGGTCATGCGCTTAGCTTAGGTGATACCTAAGTTCAAGTCAAGGCCTTACCTAAGTATTTTTTGTTAGGCTATACCTTATGGAATTTCCGCAAATAGTCCGACTTGCTCGGAGAAAAAACGACATGACCCAGGCTGACCTCGCTGGGTTGCTGGATATCGCCGACACCAATATATCGGCCTACGAAAATGGGCGGGATGGTCAGCAAAAATGGCCGACGCTTGAAAACCTCAGGAAGATGGCTGAGAAGTTCAAGATGACCACATCGCAGCTATTGGGGGAAACGGATATCCCAGCGCACCTTCTTTTCAAGAACGAAGTTGAGGCGCTGGCGGCGGGCCACAAGTGGGATGAACCGGTGAAGTCCAATCCAAGGCCATTCCAGCCAGATGACCAGGAACCGGGGCGATTCCTGATGCGACTCAACATGGAGGACTGCGAGCTACTTTCCCTTTTTAACCAGCTGGATCGAAACAGGCGCCAGCTCTTGCTGCGCAACGCCAGGGATAGCGTCCGGGAGCAAGGGCAAGCGCGGGAGCAATCGGAGTAGCGGTTTCTTTGGCGGATATTCGCGCTCCAGCAATTTGGCATAGCGCAAAAGCTCCAATTTTGCCCAATCGCTCATGTTCGAGTGCGCAGCAATGATCCGGTTCAGATTGTCCATGATGTAGGCCAAGTAGGATTTGTCTTACAAAAACTCTACGCCGAATTGCCGAGCTTAAACCAGGAAATAGAGGGTATTTCCGCCTCTGCTTTGCATGTTAGAATTCGACAATTCTCACTTTTTCGTGACATGCATAACCATGCATTTTACAATCTAGAGGAAGTGCCATGAAAAAGATCTACTTTGCTGCGCTCTCGATCCTGGTTGGATGCACAGCACCACCACCGACGCAACAGGAGCTGGCGGCAGCAAACTACGGGCCACCACCAAAGAACTACAAGGCGACCGTAATGATGTTCATGGGTGGGATACTTAAGGACCCCGAGAGCGCCCGCTACGGCTTCTACATCGAGCCGGCCAAGGGATATATGGGCGCCTCAAGAAAGTTTGGATGGGCCACGTGCGCGACGATCAACGCGAAAAACAGCTTCGGTGGCTACGTTGGAGCGAAGCTCTATTTCTTACTCATCCGAAATGATGTGGTAGTGGACTACGATAACACCGATGGAAAGTCGTACCTGTACGACCGAGAGATCAACGAGCGGTGCGCCAGTCTGCAGCGCTAACCCTATTCTCCACGCAATGCGCGCTCGATCTTGTCTATCTGGGTTGAGCGGGCGACCACACTTGCTTTGGCCGGCTCTTGCGCCACGACCTGCTGGCTTTGCGGCGTGACCGCTTCCTTCATCACCTTCATTGCACCGAGTGCAGCACCACCGCCGACCACCATTAGCAGTGCCCACCGTGCTATAGATCCCCGTCTCACAATTTCCCTCCGTTATTTCGCATTGGTATCTTCACTATAGACGCTGGAAGCCTCCTGCAGTCTATCGGATTATCACATTGCATCCTGCAATCATTGACTATGTGTAACTCTTAGGTTAAACACATAGGTTCTCACTGTTTGTCACAAAATTTCCGCGAAGTACCAACCATTCTGTCTTATAACATGCCACTGGAATGGCTCTTAGTTTTTCCAGGGATATCCCAAAAACAACAGCTGCCTTAAATTAATCTTAGGTCACACCTTGCTTTTTACTTAGGTTTAGCCTAAGCTGGAGTCATGGTTGTGGTTTGGAGTAAATCAATGACCCCCACCAGGAAACACGAAGTACCGAAGCGCGAAGTACCAGTCGCGATACCACTGAAGCCAGGTTATCAGGATGGAAGAAATGCCGAGATCGTGACCGACGCTAACAACGTCGCACAGGGCACATTCTTCGGAATCAAGCCAGGCATGACGGTGGATGAAGCAAGAGATTGCCCGTTGACCGCAGCGAAGTTCAGGAGCTTGGAATACATGCTCGCTGCGATCAACAACTATGAAGTGCTGGTGACTGCATTGCAGGCCATTGAGCTAACCACTCCAGGTCGCCGAGTCAGCCAGATCGTGAAGGAAGCCCTGCAGAAAGCAGGGGAACTGAAGGAATAAACATGAAGTCGCAAGCATCTCTGCTGATCATCATCCTGTTGGTTGTCTTGTACGTCGGCTTCACCGCGTATCAGTCGATGGGTGTATTGAAGCAAGTGGTACTTGCGTGACCGAGTTAGGAGCGAATCATGGGCGCCAACGACCGCATCAACTGCTACCCACCGCGTGATACCGTGACCGAGGTGGAGCGCCGGGAGTTTCGCTTGCGCGACCTAGTGCAGAAAAAGTGGCTCAAGCGCCGCGACGAGATCGCAGCGGGCGCGCCGGCAGCGATCAGGGCCGCCAAAAACGACCTCATGACCTACTTCATGGACTCGCATGAACTGGAGTCCTTGATTCAAACCGCAGTGACAAATCCTAGTGACACGACCGGGCGCGAATTTCTCCGCGTGCTGAAAACGATGATCACCGCCGATGCTATGGCAGAAGCAGAACTGGAACTCGGGCCAAAGCCTTCGCGGCGCCCGCTTGGGACTTCTACTGTCGCCGGCCTGGATGCTATTGGCGATGCGCTGGCGAGTCTCAAAGAATGATTATTTCGCTCCCAATGTGCCGTGAACAGCGGTTGATGCAGTTGTACCGCATGGTGTATGAGGAGCAAGCGATTTACCCGGTGGGCTGGCTGGTAGGCCTTCTGGTTGCAATTAAGGGCAGTTCTTCACGGGCGCGATGGAGGCGCAACCAGCGGGCTGGGACGCCACGGCCTTACCTCCAGGTGGTAGACGCAGGCCCGACCTAAGCTCGGTGGTCTGAAAGCCCTGATCGCAGGGTGCGCAAAAAGCGAAACGGCAAGAAGGCGCTATGAACTCGGTAGCCGTGGGAGCCAACCCACAACCACAACTACGGAGGCAATCATGGCAACCGCAACTCACCCGACAAAAGAGCAGGTCCGTGCATGGCAGCAGGAGCGCATCGAAGCGAAAGCGCCGCCACCATCGCCTGAGGAGATCCGCCGCCAGCTTGGCTGGGGCTTGATGCAATCCTCGGGACGCTGATCATGGCGCGCTTCCCTAAAGAGATCATCCCTACCCTGGTCGTCATCTTCGTTCTGTATGCGTTTGCAGGGACAGCGGATTACCGGTCGCAGCAGGAGATGGTGAGGGTTTCGAAATGAACTTCCTGCACAACGTTCTCATTGGCATTCGCGCCGGCCTGCCGCTTCTGTACTCGATACGCTTGGCGATGCTGGTGCGCGGGGCGGAAGATGCGCTTCGGAGGTGTGGCAAATGACTGCCTTTTGGGTCAGGTTCGGGAACCACAGCGCCGGGTGTGTCGAGGGTGTCAACGAGGATGATGCGCGCAATGCCGCAGAGGCTTTAGGCCTCGGTGGTGTCGTCAAGATCGCACGATTGCCCTACCCCGCCAGGCCGCGCCTCAATCACATGCGCGATGCCCACGGCCACATTGCCCACTCGTTCTGCACCGATCCATCGCGCTGCGCTGGCCACCATTTCTGCCCAAAGCAACCCTGTTGCACCGAGTAGATATGAGCATCAAGCGCGAATCCGAAGCTGAACGCCTTGAACGCCTGGACCGTGAGGCGGGAAGGGTCTACAGGACGCATCGGGCTATGCGCAGGTACAAGACATACCGCCAACAGGATGCGAAGGACGAAGCGGCACGCGAGTGTGAAGTGGCGAAAGACAAAGTTTCAAAGGAAACATCATGAACCAGGTCGCATCGGCGATCCAACAGGACCGCGAATCTAAGGTGTGGGAATTGATGGACGAGCGCACAACGATCTCCGACGAGGAGCTTGTCGAGCTGGTGTTTGAGCACTTCGACATTACTGCATCAGAAGCTATCGGACGCCTTGAACGCTTCAACGCGGCGAAAGCTAGGCAATCCATGAGGTTCGAATGACAGCCATCGCCGGAACGCTACTCATGACCACCTCTGACCTTGATGGTAACTATTCCATCTTGGTCAGTACCTCAGAAGGGCCAAGGCAAATCAGTAACTTGAGCGTCGAAATGATTTTAGTACTGCACGAGAACCTACCGAAAGACAACTACGTTGACTTCACCTTTGTTTCTAAGGATGAAGGCGGCGATCCATTTGAGGAACAGTGATGTTCAAAGCCGTCCAACTCTACCGCCTACCAGCCTTCTCTATGAAGTCCACCGACTTCGAGAAGGCCCTGTCGCAGCATAACTTCTACCCACCCACCGCAAGTGCGCTGATGTCCCAGGGCTTCACCGGCCCGCGCGATGTCGGCTACCTCCATGTCGTAGGCGATCAGTGGCTAATCCAGTTGACGACCGAGAAGAAGATTCTTCCATCCTCTGTTGTGAACCAGGTGGTCAAGGTGCGCGCTGCCGAAATGGAAGAACAGCAGGGCTTTGCACCCGGCAAAAAGGCCGTGAAGGAACTCAAGGAGCGAATCTTTGACGAATTGCTTCCGAAAGCCTTTTCGACGCGCACACATACGCGCTGCTGGATCGACCGCAAGGGTGGTTGGCTGGTGGTGGAAGGCACCGCCAGTAAGGCAGACGATATGATCCGGTTCCTGTTGAAGGCCATTGACCGCTTCCCTGTCGAATCGCTGCGTGTGGTCCATCCTCCGGTTAGGATGATGACCTCTTGGCTGGAGCACGATGAAACGCCAGCCGGCTTTACCATCGACCAGGACGCCACCATGCGCGCGACCGGGGAATCCAAGGCCCAGGTCACCTACAAGCGCCACACGCTGGAACCGGACGCCATGCGCCAGCACATCGCAGCCGGTAAGCAATGCACGAAACTGGCGATGACTTGGGACAGCAAAATCAGCTTCGTGCTGACTGAAGACCTGTCGATCAAGTCGATCAAACTGCTCGATGTGATGACCGAAAACGCGCCGGCCAATGACGTAGAACGGTTCGATGGTGAGTTCGCGTTGTTCGCCGGGGAGTTCGGCAAGCTGTTGGGCGACTTGACGAATGCGCTGGGCGGAATGGCTAAAGAGCAGGAGGCAGCGTGAAAGTTGAAGGTCACGAGGTTAGCCAAGATGCCATCGACGCATGCATTGCTCGCATGAAGAATGGTGGGTATTTCCGCGCCTTCGAAATCGAAGGGATTGTTGAGCGCGCAGGCCTTCCGAAAAGCATATCAGCGATGCGCGTTGCTGATCGTATCATCCAGCGCGAACGAAAGGCGGGGAATATCACGACCTGCACGATCCGGCCCTACTGGAAATGGGTAGGTCCGAAATGATCTCCCGGCCCACCAACATCTACCCCTGCAACGGGCGCGAACGCACCACCAAGCCCTACATCGTGCAGAACGGCTATCACGAGTTCGAGCAGAACGGTGTCTTGGTTCGCGGCGCACCTCGCTACGAGTGGATTACCACTGAATTCAAGCTGGATCACAAGTGCGTTGACCGCGAACGTGATCCGAAGTGCCAAGGATGCGGGCACCGTCAATGCGTCCAATCATCCGGAGGCTGACGTGGCCTACATCTTCCCTACTTTCTCCAGCGTCATTGGAGCGCGTAAGCCGGTGCAGGAATCTGTAAAAGGCTATGACAAGTGGAGCGATTCTCTTGCGATCTTGGCCATTAGTCTTGCTGGCCATGGCGCCCCAATTGATGGTGACCTGGTGACGATCTATGACGACGATCAAACCACCAGCAAGTACTTCCTGAACGGCGATTGGGTTAGCGACAGCGACTATATCCAAGCACTGCAGAAAGCCGGCGAAGCATTGATAATCGACTCACGGCCTGGTATTGCCGATGAAATCAAGCCGGAACTCAAAATCAAAAGACTGAGGGACTGGTGATGCTTGACGATAAAACCTACACACCCAATCGGTTCCTGAACTTCCTGCATGAACAATTGGGAACGAAGAACCACCTGCAACTGGCAAAGAGGCTCAATGTAAGCCACTCCCTGATCTACCGGATCAGCTACAAGGAGTCGCCTATCGGGCCAGGTGTATTCATGGCAGCTCTGGACTTGCTGCCTGAAGTCTCCATCGCACAGTTGCGCAAGCTGGCTGGAATGCCGAAGGACTAATCATGAGCGCGCGCCAAGAACTGTTGGATTGGGTCGATCAATCGTTCGGGGATTTCACGGTCGGCAAGCCACATGCAGTTGTAGAGCAGATCAAGGAAATCATGTGGCAGATCCACTTGCGCCAGGTCGAGCGAGTTGAAGAACTGCTTTCCGTATGCATTGCTGACGCAAATATTCAGTTCCGGCTTAATCAAGATCTTATGAAGGCCGGTTTCGAGATCAATGAGTTGAGTCGCGAACTGGCAGAGGTGCGGAAGGATGCGCAGAGGTACAACTGGCTGCGCAACCAAGACCCATGCCAGCAGATCGGCTCATTTACTCCATACGCCATTCAGGGTCAGACTGGTAAATACCTGGATGGACGGGGGCTCGACGCCGCTATCGACGCCGCCATGTCCACCCCCAATAAAGGTGAATCGACCCTCGCAGCCAAGGAGCAAGCATGAACACGATAAATACTTGGCAGGAGCGAATGGACGCCGACCCGAAGTTGCTGGAACTTGGTGCATTGCATCAAGAGGTTACTGAACTCCGCGCTGCCCTAGCCGCCCGCGCTACTCCAGCACAGCCGACCGAAAAGCCGCTTGCTTGGCTTGCCACCGACCTTGACGGACACGGCGACGTGGCCTTCACCCAGGAAGAAGCAAAGCGCCGCGCCGGGGAGTCCTGCACGTACTTTTACCCGCTTTACGACACCGACAAGCCGCAGCCATCCCCATCTAGCGTGGGTGCGGCTATCCCGGAACAGCCAGTGCAGCATAAAGTTATTGAATCGCTTTTGCGTGAGGCACGTACCACACTGGAAATGTGGAAAGATGTAGCGCCAGCAGTCAGTCTATGTGCTGATATTGATAAGGCATTGGCCGGAGTAAGTTCCTCCAACCTACAGCCATCACAAGTATCGGAGGGTATCCGGAAGCTGCCGCTGAAAGCCGCTGACGTGTATCTGTTCGTTGACTGCGACACCGGGCAGTATTGCGAGGCGCGCGGCGAAAACGGCGACGAGCTCTGGAACGAGGAATCAATCCGCGCCCTTCTCTCCGAAGCAGCGGCACTAGCAGAGCAGGTGCAGGGGCAGCAGAAATCTGAAGAATTCATGCGAGGCGTAATTGCATCCCTCGGTGCGCTGGCACCGCACTGCAAGTACGGCGACGTCATCCATGACGAAATAGTTCGTTCGGTCGGAAAGGACGCGCTGTACTGTGCGGCCGAACCAGAAGATATTAAATGGGCTGGCCTCGACCCTTTGTATTACGCCGAAATCAAACAAAAGGAAGGAAAATAATGGACTTCTCGCACCCTCTTTGGATCGTTTATTACTGGATCACATTTGGCGTCTCGCTGATCTGCTTGCTGAGACTGCCTAGTAAGCTGGATGGTATGGACAACTTCGGCGGATCTACTCTGTGCGCCATGTTTGGCTTTGTATTCTGGCCGCTGTTTATAGCAGCAGAACTCAAGCGTCACGTCGCTCCTGGCGCTCAGGATGGGCAGAAGTCGGAGGGCGTATGACGTGCATTCGATTCAATGGCGGCATTATTTGTGTCAGCCCGTATGGTCGCCTGCATCTCGGCAACCGTTACATCATGGTTGAATTCCATGAATATCTTGGGCCGACATTTTTCACCGACCGGGACATGACGAAGCTCTACGAGCCGAAGGATGAGAGCGCCCCCATCTGGCCGGTTTTCAACAGATGGCTGACGAAATTCATGGCAGCAAAAGCAAAGCGGCGCGCCGCCCAGCAATCCAAAGGAGACGGTCATGGCTGAACGTTACGAAGACCGTCCGGCGCGATCCGTGGTATGCGCGGCCAACAAGTATGGCGATCTGGTGTTCGTCGGCGTCCGTCACTTCTGCCCGGTGACGCAGTTCAACATGCGGGCCTACGACATTCCGGCCTTGCGCAAAGAACACGGCGAGGTGCAAGGCTTCATCGACCAGTTCGGCGTGTTCATGGATCGCAAGGAGGCGGCAATCGTCGCCAAGGAATCAGGCCAGCTTGCGCGCTATGGCGACAACATTCCTGAAATTCTGTTCAGCGAAGACCTGTATTAACGAATAACCACCACCCCGCAATAGCTGCGGGGACAAGGAGAAGAAAATTGAATGCCTATATTCTGATTATTTACATGTTTGCATCGAACCGTGCGACAACGATTGTCGCGGAGTTCAACGACAAGCCATCGTGCGAAGCTGCCGCTCAGGAATTCATGCGGCAAAAGCAATCCCGCCCCGATGTCATCATGTGCGCACGTAAAGGGGCGACAAATTGAACCAACAAGACATTCAAAAGCTGCGCAAAGCACTGGAAACTGGGCGCGATGCAGCACAGGAAGTGGCCGAGCGCTGCCATCAAGAATTTGCTGGGTACAAAGAGCATCGCCACAAAGCTGTTGACGCTGACGTAGCTGAAATTGAAACCGCTTTGGAGATGATCGCCCTTGCCGAGCGCGCTGTATCTCCAGCAGAGAGCGTGCAGAGCATCGATACGCCGGAGTTTCGTAGTCTGCTCGGACGCTGGCATGCAGCAGGGCCAGGAACGCACACGGTGACTGCGTTCTTGAACTTCGTCGCCCACATCGACGCATCCCGCGCAGCCGCTTACGAGCGCGGCTATGACGATGGCCACATCGCAGGGCGTGATAAAGGCAAGCGCTCAAGCACAGAGGAAGCTCACGCCGAAGGCCGACGCAGCGCCATGGAAGAACTGCACCCGCAATGGCTGAAAGAGAAGGAGCGGGCGGATAGGGCGGAACAGGCACTTGCTGATAAGACTGAAGCGTATAAGGCGATGACCAACTGCGCCCAAGAGTATCAGCAGCTTGCACAGAAAGCACGGGAAGAAGCGGACGAACTCGCCGCCAAGCAAGTGCCTGACTTGACCGACAAGCAAATCATGGCCCTCTGGGCGCAATGCAGTATGCCAAGTGAAGAAAACGACTTCATCACCGGCCCATTGCCATTCGCTCGCGCCCTTCTAGCACAGCCCTTGCAGCAGGAGGGCGGGAAGGTTCTGTCACGGGCCATCGACTGTTTGGAAATTCTCAATAAGCGCCCGCGTCCAATGTGCCGCGATTGCGCTGATGAAGATGGCGTATGCCCGCACGACAAGTTGGATTGCGACATGCGGAAGTTGATTTCAGATGCACGCGCTGCACTTTCGCAGCCAGCCGACAACCTGCAACAGGCCAGCACCGCACAGGCAGAGCCAACGAAAGAGTGCGGGAACTGTTTTGAAGGCAAGTCCGACATGGACCATGCATGCCGCGCTTGCAGCGGAACTGGCGTTGCTACTACGCCAGCCAAGGAAGCGTCCACCGCCACCGATGTATGGCAACGAGGACAGCGCATCGAATTGCGCGTTAACGGTAAATGGGTTTCTGCGCGCTTCATCGCCACAGATTTGGTGGGCGGCGAACCAATCGTCCAGCGTGATGGTGCAATGCCGGTATTCGCTACATGGAACGAAGTGCGAAGCATCGACCACCCTACCACAGCGCAAGCCACGCCAGAGGGCGCAGACCTGCCGCCGCTGCCGGACGCATATTACAAAGCGCTTGATGGCGATGTGTTCACGCCGCAGCAGATGCGCGATTACGCCCGCGCCGCCCTTGCGGCCAGCCAGCAGGCGGCAGAGCCGGTGGCGATGGCTGATGTACTGGCCGCGATCCGCACTGTTGACAAAGAGGCTGAGCGCCGTGGCGGAATGTTCCCTCAGGACGCTGACGAGCATCGCGCAGATCGGCGTGCGGTGCAGCGCGTACTCGGGATGCTGAAATGGTACGGCGACCGGCAGCAGTGCGAGAAGTGGAAGGAATGGCCTCGCCGCGCAGCACCGCCACAGCAGGTAGACACCAAGATCATTGCGCTGCTTCGCGAAGCCAGATCCACGCTGGAAATGTGGAAGGATGTAGCGCCTGCCATCAGCCTGTGCCGCGACATCGACGCCGCCCTGGCACAGAAAGGCGGTGCATCCAATGGATAAGGTCCAACGCGCCTTCGAGGAATACGTCGAACTCTTGGGGCTGAACTTGACGAAGCGCCGGGACGGCAAGTACCTGATGAAGAACGTCCGCTCAGCGTTTGCGCAGTTTAGGGAGGTGTATGAGATTGGGCATCGGGCCGCGCGCCAGGAAGCAGCACTCCAGGCGCTGACCGAGCAGGCCCAGGAACTGGATATGGGGTACTGACATGGGATGGGGTCTCGGATATGACGACAACTGGGGGCGGGACATTGGCTATGCAGTGCCCGCCTACTGCGACCATCCAGGATGCAACCGGAAGATAGACCGAGGGCTGTCCTATGTGTGTGGCGGTGAACCTTACGGTGGTGAGAATGGATGCGGCCTCTACTTCTGCGGACATCATTTGACCGCTGCCGGGCAGAAATGCGCCTGCTGCGCGAATCGCCGCCGCCCGTATAAGCCAACGCCGGATCATCCGGAGTGGATCAGCCATAAGTTGACCGACGAATCCTGGGCTACATGGCGGGACGAAAACCCTTCCGAAGTCGCCAGGCTCCGCATTGCACTGCTGCTGCCTACTGAAGAAGCAGCTCGAGCGGAATTCGAAAAGCAGCACGAAGGTCGTAACCTGAGGCGACACCATCTTCGCGGCACGTATTCGTCGCCACCAATCGCCGCACTTTGGAACCAGCACATCCGCTCTCTGCGCTGGCTGAAGTCGTTACTTGAGCGTGCGCAGGAAAAATCAACCAAGGAGCCAGCATGAGCGACATGAGCGAACTGAATTTGATCGAGAAGCTGGCCGATGAAGTCGCCAAGCGTCTGCAGCCGGTAATCCCACTGTCGATTGATCTGTGGGACATCGCCACGATTGCCGCCTTCCTGAAGCGTGATCCCCAGGTTGTGCGCGAACGCATGGCCTGCACACCATCCTTCCCGAAGGCGATCAGACTGCCAACGAAGAACGGGCGCGCGCAACCGCTGTACAAGGCCAAAGAGATTATCGAGTGGGCCGACCGGCACCAGGAGAAGAATTAGAATGAATCCTCCAGCCACACGCAGACGCACCTTCGGGTGCGTTTTCTTTTTGTGGCATACTGATTTTATCGGGATGGTGGATCGCACCAAAGAACACTTTCAGCCATCTCCTTCTTCCGAAAAGCTCTGCGGCATTACGACGAAATTACGATTCGACTTCGTAAGTATTTGATATCTATAACAGTAAGATTCCGGCCCGGGGCACCACATACCGAATTTGTTGCATTTCCAACTATTCGACACTCGGCAACACATTCAAACACTTTCCTTTGTAATTCATAGACTTACAAGCGAAAGAGCGACCTGAAACCGCAAAAGCAAACATACCAAAAACCACAATAGAGCACCGTTTTCTGCTAGCCTTTACGACGAAATTACGACGACATTACGACGGAGGGTGTTTTGGCTACTTTTAAACGCACGGCTGGTGGGTGGCAAGCCCAGGTGGCGGTGAAGGGTGTACGCGAGGCGAAGACGCTATCCACGAAGGCTGAAGCGGTGGCGTGGGCAGCAGAGCGGGAAACACAATTGCGGAAGATGGCCGAGACTGGCGTCGATACCGACAAGACCTGCCAGGATGCTTTTAATCGCTATATCAAGGAAGTCTCGGCGCACAAGCGTGGTAAGGAGTTCGAGGTCAGGCGCCTAAACGCCTTCGCGCGCCAGAAGCTGGGGAAGATAAACTTCGGGGATACGCCGATCCATGCGGTAACTTCTGACATGCTCGGGAGATGGCGGGACGAGAGATTGAAGACCGTCAGCGGGTCCACGGTGAACCGGGAGTTCAACTTACTATCCAACGTGTTCACGACGGCAAAGCAGGAATGGAAGTGGATTGCCGCCAACCCGGCGAGCGACGTTAGGCGCCCAAAGGAATCCGCACCGCGCGACAGGCTGATATCTCAGTCTGAGATTGACGCGATCACCTACACTTCAGGGTTCGCTGAATCGATGGCTAATTCCGTGCAGGAGCGAGTCTGCATAGCCTTCCTATTTGCCCTGGAAACAGCCATGCGCGCCGGCGAGATTTGCGGCCTGCCAGCCAGCGAGATTACAGGATCGGTGGCCCACTTGGGAGACACAAAGAACGGAACCAGCAGGGACGTTCCGCTTTCACCCAGGGCACTGCAGTTGCTTTCCTTCCTGCCGGCGGTTGACCGTAATGGGCCAGTGTTTGGCTTATCCACCAGCCAGCTTGATGCGAACTTCCGTAAGCTGCGAGATATGGCCGGGGTGGAGGGGCTAACCTTCCACGACACCCGCCATGAGGCAATCACCAGGCTGGCGCGAAAGCTGAACGTACTGGAGCTGGCGCGGATGGTCGGGCACCGGGACTTGAAGATGCTGCAGATCTATTACAACGAGACAGCAGCAGAGATTGCGAAGAAGTTGTAGATTTTGTGCTTATTCGATACGGATTTACTGGATATTTATACAGTATGTTCTATTATGAAAATTCTCACACTTCATAGGTCGAAGACATGAAACAGCAAGGCATCTATACAATCAAAAATTCAATTACCGGAGAGGTTTATATTGGAGCAAGCACGAACATCAAATATCGGTGGCGGCAGCACAAGGAGCAGTTAAACTGCGGAACACATATCAATAAAAGGCTTCAGTCCGATTGGACCAGTTATGGGTCGAGCCAATTTTCCTTTGAAGTTATAGCTGAATCCGACGAAGCGTCACTCTTTCGCATTGAGGCAGAATATATTGCTGAAGCCAGGAAGCGAGGCCCATGTTACAACATGAGTCCTGGCGCGCCACAGAAAATGAAGGGTGGCAAGCGGCGATTCCCTTACTTGGATGATGTTACCGTCGCGGCGGCTACGCGCCTAGGCAATGGGAATTTGAGTGAAGGGCTGCGGCTAGCTGTGGAGCCGCACATCAGGGATGAGGATTATTCCGTTCCTGGCAGTGAATCAGCAATCGTGTAGTGCCTCGGGTTCTTATCGGCGTACCGTTCTCGGATCAGCGGCATGAGTGCTTCAAACTCCGCGCGGATCTTCGCTAGTGCTTTGGCATTGCTTGGCGGTCGGTCATCGACCAGCCCGCCAGCATGTTTTGCCTCGATTAGGATGTTGATGCAGCACAGGGCATTGGCCAGGTGTGGCGTGCCATCCGTAGGGTCGGTTTCCTCGCCTTCCCACCATGCGTCAAGGTGGCGATCTACTGCCGCCCGGTAAATGGATGCCCGAGCGCCGGCAGCACGGAAGTTCCAAGCTCCATATTTGACGTTGCCAAGAAAGTGTGCGATGGCCTGATAGGCTTTGACGATTGGCGAGACAAGGTGGCTTGGCAGTTTGTTCGTCGCAATCGCATCTTTTGGATTGGTATCCTTATCCATTCTTCGTCAATCTCCCATGTACCCACATTGAACACATACAGCCTAGGCCGGCTCCCAGCCCCATTGCAACGACGATCCAGCCGTAACCCTTCGCGGCGGTCGTAATCAGGAACACCTCGCATGCGGCCATGCACATAGAGGTTGGCAATACCCACCAGTATTTACGGTGGACGACATTCAACTGTTGGAAGCTACGAAGCCCAACAAAGACGAATGAGGCGCAGAAGGCAAGTAAATAGCTCATGTCAGCATCCCAACATCAACGCGGTGGCGCTCTACCTCGCCATGTTCTTTGTGGTGGACGATACATACCATGTCGCGGCCCGCGCGGTAGCCGTGGCCGTTGGCGTAGCTGTCCTTTGCCGCCAATGTCCGGAACGACTCACAGATCACACCTGGTAGCTCAGTAACGTTCTGTGAATGCACGTGGCCGGTGTACCAGTGCCGTTGCGTGGTTTCGCCCCAATCCTTCGCGCGATCCGCAGCCATGATGCCGCCAAGCTGCTTGTGCTGTACCTTGTCGCCGTGGGTGGACCCGATCAGCACCTTGCCAAACCTGTAGTACCAGAACGGGGATGGGTGAAGGTCTACCTCAACACGCGGATCGCTGGAGAAGAATGCCTGGAGCGTGAAGGCGAGCGCCCAAATGGCCTCGGGATCGTGATTGCCCTGCACGCAGCGCACAACCACTTTTGCGTGCTTCTGGAGCGCGCGCTGAATGGCGTGGCGGTATGTCTCGATCCCAACCTGGAGCACCTTGACATAGCGGCTATCAACGTCCAATTGATGCTTCGAGCGTGGGGTGGCGTTGCTCTGGTCATTCATGTGGAATACGTCACCAAGCAACAGGATGATTCCTGTCTCGGCCTCCGGGGCTGATTGCATCAGGCGGTCAACCGCGCCGAGCGTCATCTCGCGGGCAATCTTCAGGTCGAAGGCATCGCCGCATTCCTGTTGCCAAACCTGGAGTCCAACGTGGGGATCACCAATTGGGTAGACGGCTAGATAATCGGCATTCGTACGCTTCGGGGGCTTGGAGATTGGCGCCAGACCACGCACATCCTCGGTCATGGCCTTGATCATTTCGCGGACCAACTCTTGCTGGCGCTCCATGTCGATGCTGGACTTGACCCATTGGCCAGCCGGTTTGCCGTCCTTGTCGTAATAGGTTGAGACACCTTTGACGACATAACCATCTGGCACGGTGCGGGTCATATCATGCTCAGGCGAGTATCCCTGCTTAGCCGCACGCGCCTGAAGACGACGCATCAGATGATCGACGGTGCCGCGCACAATGCCAAGCTGACGCGCCACTTTCGTTACGCTCCCGCCATTCGCTGCAAGAGCCTCAAGCACTTCAATCTGTCGTGCTGATGTGGCGAATTCACGCCATTTGAGATCCACGTTCATGATTTACCGCCCAACGTCATGGTTTGAACTTCTGGACTAGTCGAAGGATCATGCTTTGCCGCGATCCTGATGGCTTCCGCTGGCTTAGCTCCCATTTCAAGTGCACCAGTTGCATATGCAGCGCCAGTGCCGATGGCGTAGAATTCATCCTCGATAGGGACCGCTACCAACTCAGTGCCCCACCAAAGGATTTCTCCCTTAGTGGTCAGCTCTAGTGCTGAGAATGTGGAGTCTGCGAAAACCGGCTTGTCGCCAGGCTTGCGCCGCCATTCGATAAACTGCATCGCATGCTCAAGATTTCCGCAAACCCCGAGAAGAGAGCCGCGAATCTTGTAGATCTTGGTTACGGAGAAGGATGCACTTCCGTCGAAAGTGGCGCGCTTGTCGGCCACGATCATGCGCCGGTTGCAGACAACGGTAGTCATTTGGACACGCAGCCGGCCACGAGGATTTCGAGGCGGATTGAATAAGCTTGGAGCCGGTTCTTGTCGTGCAGAAGGTTCTTTGCCGCTACGCCACCATCGATCCACGGCGATTCCTCAAACAGAAGGACTGGCTTTTCAGGGACATCGGTTGGGTCGATACAGGGCACTGCAACAGGAATCTTGGTCACTTGGGGTTCTTGTGTCGCGCAGCCGGCCAAGGCGAGGACGACGGCTACCGTCACCCATACGAAGAGGATCGTCCTGTTCATCGTGCATCCCCATGCGCCTCTTTAAGGACGCCTTCGCAATCAGTGGCCACGATCCCATCCACGCCAGCATCACGGCGAGCAATGGCTGCGAGGGTCGCCTTACTCATGTCGGCAGCAAGTTTGCGGCGTTCGTCAGCCGCGATCTTCTTCTCGTTAAGCAGATCGGCAGCGGCATTCTGATCACGCACTTGGCTTTTCCACTTATTAACTTCTGCGGTGAGATCCTTGATGTCCGTCGCATATGCCGCATCCTTGCGCCAGCCATTGACTGCCCAGCCGGCACTGAATGCCCCACCAATTACCGCCAGGGCGATCAGAATTGCCGCCCACACCTTCCAGCCTGAAAACAGGCTATCAACTGTACTAATTCCAAGCATTTATCGCCCCTTCGGATAAAGTGGATTTATCTGTGTAACGGGTATCGCTTCAATTAAATCGACCTGCCATCATCAGGCGGTATTTGCCGGGGCGGATAAGGACCACGGCGCGTACGTGCTCTCGATTTATGTCGCAAGCAGAGCGCTTGCCATAGATCGGCTGACGTGACTTCAAGCAGTGCTTTTCGACGTTATCGAACCACTCGCGTGCATTGCAACCCGGAGATAGTTCACATGCGCGGCGCTCGCGCTGAACACCTGGAACGCCGCCGTTATAGGCCGCATCACCGAAGCCGAATTCTCCAGCGGTGCGGATGAATGGCCGCGTAGATTCCCTTGCCAGCAAGACGATTGCGCGCAGTTGCAAATCTGGGCGCTTGTAGATGTTCTGCCAGCTAAGATCCGCCAGCGGGGCGTACTTCGAGCGCATATCGGCTAGCGTGTCGAAGCGCAGGGAGCCATCGGCGCGATAGGCTTTCGTGATCTGCCCCATTCCAGCGCCTTCTTCTCGTGCGGTTTTCAGTTGCGCGCCGGGATTCCAGCACTTTGGATGCTTGAGGCTGATGCACGATTCCTGCTCGACCAGTGCGGCAAGCAGTTCCGGCTTCGGGTGATCGGGCCAATATTTGCGCTGCTCTTCTTTCAGCATCAAACCGTACTTAAGTGCGCCGGCAGGCAGTTCCGTCGCATGGGCACGGGGTGACAGAACGAACAGAACTGCGACGAAAGCAAAGATGATGCTGAACACAACAATCGCAGCGCCAATTGGATGCTCCGCGGCCTTGCGCATATTCGACCTTAGGTCTGACTCAGGGTAATCGAACAAAGCCTTGCGCGCCCAGTGCGCCAGCGCGATAGCGCAAACCGCTTGGATTGTTGAAATGAATCCTTGGAATGTGGCTTGCCCATGATCTGGATCGCACCACAGCGAAAGCGCCAGCGCCAAAGCCGACACTCCAAATAAAAAAAGCGCCCTATGGCGCTTTAGTCCGCGAATGAAGTTCATCATGGTTTGTCCTGCTTATGATCCAGTTTTTCTTCGATGCGATCCAGCTTTGCAAAGACCGCCTTCATCGTTTCGTTGATGGCGTCAATGGCTTTGGAAAGCTCCCGCGTGGTGGCGTAGTTTTCGGCTACGTGCAGCTTGTAATCCGCCAGATCCTTTTCCGTTGATACTGCGCGTCTTTTGACCTCATCGAATGCCACCCACAGAACCTTCACTAGCCCAATGCCGAGAAGTTGTAAGAGGACGCCCGCCACAGCGAGCACTGTTATCAAATCCATGAACTTCCCCGGTAATGCCCGAAGGCGGTTGAACTACTTTCCTGCGGCATCCTCGCAATGGCCGCGCTTAAACAAATCCAGAACCCTGCACAACACACAGCCCCAACGACGCTTCTTGATCCTTGCCCTGTTCGCCCTACTAGAAATGGTTTCCTGTGGGTTGCCGTGAAGCGCGCCGTTGGCGGCCTGGTCAATCCTGACTGCGATGCCTCTCGTACGCTCGGGGTCGCGGAAGACCCAATAGAACTGACCAATAGCGGTTACCACAAGGCCAGCCAGGCACACGAGGTATATACCGAAAGCGACAACGCGATTCCATGCGGCGGCAGCGATTCTCGATCCAATCGGCGTGATGTACTCGAATCCCTTTTCTTCGAATCGAGAGCATTGCTCCTCGATCCAAAGCGTGATCATTTGCCGTGGACGTTCTTCGACCGTAATCGCAACCTCAAAGGAATTCAGGCGGCGGTGCGCTTCGATCTTGTATGGTCCTTCTGGCCAGCCCGCAGCCCGCATTGCAGCCCTTACCAACTCTCTGCCCGATGCATCGTCGGAGACCTTGATCGTCCATTCGTGGGCATGGTGGACAAGCCCCTTCCCTGGCGATGCCCAATTGAAGTAGCGCGCGCGAAATTGCATGGCTAAGTGCAGATTATGACAACAGGACGTTGAGTATTCGGAGGAGCGTCAGGAGCGTTGGGCCGAACAACCTCCAAAACAACTTGAGACAAGCGGATATTATTGGCGGTGTTGAGGCGTACTACTTCAGCCACAACCTGTGAGGTGCGAGCAACCGTCATGGCGACTCCTTTATGCGGTTACTTTGACGCCAACCTCGGCGGCGTTGACTGTTGAATCAGTCCAGGCCACAGATCCATTAGGATTGGTTTCATAAACCTGAGTCACAATAACCTGAGATGTGCCAAGCGCCACCGATGCACCATCTCCATTAGTTCCGCTAGATCTCATGAACGTAGAAGCGCTCTTGGAGCCGGCATCATCTTTGTTGATGGCTACGCTTACTTGAACACCGTAGACGGTCGAAGAAGTCAGGGCTGATAGATCGCCCATGCCGTAGCTATCCCGATCACCTACGGTCGAACCGTCGTTATAGTCGGTCGTGTTTGGCGTCGATTCATCCACCAACTGGTAATGGGAAGTGCCGGTGCTAGGGGTGAACTGGGTATAGTTTCCATCCGATGTGGGGAACAATGTATCTACCCTGATATCCCCGAGGAAGTCATTGTTTGTACTGCCACTGGTGTCGCAGACGTAAAGGTCATCAACCTTCGAGGTATTGATGATGCCTCGGAAGGTAATGCCGGTCATTGATGCGTTACCGCCGTTGCGAGTATCCTGGCCAGTCAAACTTAAAACACTAGCGCCATTCACTTTTACTTCGACCGTACCGGTCGTATCATCAATCTTGGTTTTCACCTCGATGTAACAGAACCCAGATGATGGGACCACATTATTTGCCGAGGTGCCAAGCACGGTTGCATTCGTTCCACGGAAGGCGGAAATGGCATTGTTCGCTGTCAGGAATAGGCCAGTGTGAACCGTCGCTCCATCCAGGAACCGCATAATGTCCGTGGTATTGCCAGCGGCGGCGTCTAGCGCAAACCCTACTATCAGGGTCTGGTAGGAACTGGGTAAAGTCTTGTCAGCAAAACGGGTGTTCCCAGAAAACTGCATGCAACCAGAACTACGCCTTCCGGATGTAGCCTGAATCGAAACGCCAGTGCCGAAAGTGTTCCATTTCTTGGTCCCATCGGCTGTCGCGTAATGGTCAAAGCCATCGCAGAAAATCAGTGCCATTTGATACCTCTAGACAAGCGAAAGCACGCCTCCATTACTGGATGCGGCTCTAAATCGTTGGTGGATTAGCGAGTAGCTACTAATGTGAATGCGGGGTCGGCAAGTGTTGCATCAGCCGTGCCAGGCGCGATGATCGCCAAGATATCGCCGGCGGCAAGCGACTGAGATGTTCCGCCAGAGGTCGCAAAGGTGGCGGTCGTCCCGCCAGCACCGATAGTTACAGAGCCAATACTTGATCCGTTTTTCTGAACATCAAAAACAGTCGAGGCAGTAGCGTTTGCGGTGGCCGTAAAGTATGACCCAGCAAAATTTGCTGCAAACGTTATAGCCCTGGCGATAGGAATGCGCATGACTTTCGCGCTAGATCCTGGAATACCTGGATAGAATGAAGAAACATCGAATGGTTGGGTCAACGTCGATGATAGTGTGGCTTTTATGTTGGCCCATGAAACCTTTTTCAGGATATTGGAAGCCGCACTGTCCATCAGGCCGATATAGTCCGCATCGACCGGTGTAGTCTTGCTCGTAGCTCCGTTGATCAGTGCGCCTGCGGTGGTCGTGGTTTCATCGCCCGTGTTGGTGCCGGATATTGTCAGTCCGGAGTCCTTGATAAGCTTGCCGCTTGCTCCATCAAACAAGGCCACATGGCCATCGGTCGAAGATGCTGGACCAACTACTGCGCCATCAATATTCGTCTGGATGACTGTCCAGTTTGAACCAACTGCGCCTTGCGCGCCGGAAGATGTGCCATCGGTAAGGCACATGAACAAGTCGCCTACCTCGACATTTACCCCGCTGGCCCCGCCGATCTTGCCAGCCACGCTGACGCGATAGGTATGACCACGGTCCGCCGCTGGATAATTGGGGTTCCCAGAGCAATCCGTAGCCCCCTTGAACACCATTGCGTCATTGGCGGCGACGATGCCATCTACGTAAGTCTTGACCGCCTTCTGCGAAGCTAAACGGCTATCGCTGTTGGCCGCAAGTGCAGTGTCAGTATCAACTGAAATACCAGAATCAGCGATGACTTTACCAGTCGTTCCACTGAAAACAGCGAGGTTATTATTTGTCGAAGAGCCTGGACCAGACACATCACCTGAACCAACTCCGGCGCCAGGGGTTACCGCAACGACATTCGTACCATCGCAGCGGAGGATGGACGTGACGCCGCTCGATACGGCGATTCCAGTCCCTCCACTAGTTTTCAGCGTGATCGAATAACCTCCACTCGTAGCATTGACGAGCGTGTATTCCTTCTTATTTGTCGGCACCACAATGTTTCGATTTGCCGTGAGCGCACCAGTCAGCTTGATAACGCGGTACTGCCACTCCTGCGGTACAGTCGATGTGCTCAAGGTGTAGTTGGCATCAGTCATCGCGATGGAGACTTCCGACAGGGCCGCATCCAAAACCGTGACGGCCTCGTTGACCGTCACCTCCTTCTGAGCCTGCGATGCTTCCACCAGGGTAATCTCAAGATTGCTAGTTGCGGTCATACCGTGCCTTCCAATGCATAGCCGCGCCCAACTACGGCGCTGATTTGGTAAATGCGGAGATAAACCGGATCGCCAGGCGTGATGCCATCTGTGGTTTGATCTGCTGCGGTGTAATCGGTGGTGACGTTGTTCACGCCGGATATCGTGCGGATCAAGGTCGAGTAATCCGAATTCCAGACCTCGACATCAAATGCAAGCGTTGCCTCACCCACTTGCACATCGACGTAATCGCGCCACTCGCCGCCAATGCGCGTGCGGCGCACCCAATTGATCGTCAGGTTATTCGACCCGTCGCGCTGGCCTGCCAGATGAACTGGGGCGTAGGGCTTCAAGCCAACGGCGCCATTGGCGAACGTCTGGGCCGTGGTGTTGCTCAGGGAGTCTCGGAATGTGACCGCCTTGAAGTATCGGGAGAGTCCGATTTCCGCCGTGCCAGGGTTGGGGCGCTGCCAAGTACTCACGTTGGCTAGAACAAACCTATCACCGACCTGATGCAATCCCTGCGCCCACTCGGTGCCGCGTCGGCCCCGTAACAGGCCGCTCAGGGTGTACACGCCAGCAGAAACCAGCGTGGCAGTCTTATACTGAACCACCTCCCAACGTCCATGAGCGCCCAACATGAAAGCGCCTGCTCCGTTCAGCACTTGCAATTGCGTGTAGCTCGTGAGACTTCCAGTCGTTTGCAGCGTGATCGTGACGGTGTTCTCGTAATCGAACACGTTGCCACCACTAAAATCGCCCAAGGCATCCTGCGCGCTGCCGATGATTGTGCCACTGGTGGACGAAAGGACCGCCTCATAGTTCGAGGCATCCGCGCTTTTGTAAAGCTGTGCGCCGGTCCATGTCATGCTTCGCCCCCCATTGCCACGTAATAACCAGCGTTGTCATCCTCGTCGCGCAGAAGCGGCGCATCCATCATCACCAGGAAAGTGCGGCTCGCCTCGAACACGGATTGGATCTGGTAAGGAGGTGTGATCGCGTCGTCACCCGATTGTGTGTATGTCGCCGCATCTTCAATTGCGCCTTCCCAATCGATCAGTCCGTTAGGCTGGTCGCGGCGGTTTGTGATGCGCACTCGATAGGTGACTTCATCAGTTGGAAGCAGGACGATATCGGTCGGTTCCAAGTATGCGTATTTACGCGTCGTGACCCAGCGGAAGGTCAGCTTTTGCCATGCCTGATACAGTGTGCACCTGGCGATTTCCTTGGCCTTTGGCGCAGACATGACAATCGCCAACTGCAGGTTGATACGGTTGCGTGTGTCCTTCGTGATGCGGCGGTCGTACTGGTTCCCGATCTGGTGATCCGCATCAAAGTCGGGATATTCCACATCGCATTGGATCGGCAGTTCGGTATCGAAGGCACGGCGAATTTCAAGGTGTGCCGGCACTTCCTCTCCATCCATGTGTGCCGCGCGGTCAGCCTTTGGAATAGTCGTCGTGGTGCTGGAGCCACGCTTGACGAACTTGATCTTGTCGTCGGATTCAACCGCGTCGAAGTAGAAGCCCTGCTGGAGTACTTCAATCGCTGCACGACCGGACATCTGGCGCGGCACGATGTAGCCCTTCACTTCGTCGGTCAATTCGCTAACGTTTATATCTGATGCATCCAGATCCGCGCGTTCGCAAATATCGGTGACGATGTCAGACAGCAGAACACTTTCCGGGTCGATGCGATTGAACAGAGGGAGCTTGTAGATCGTGCTAGTTCCGCTATCGGTGTAGATCAGGAATTCAGGATGGTTAGGGTATTCGAGCAGGTTGCCAACATTGGTAGGTCCTGTGTAAAGCCGCGCGGCTTCAACCTCGTAGGTGTTCGGGTTGATCGTATACAAGGTCCAATCAAGCCCCGCCTCATGGGCTGTGACGTAGTACTTGTCGTTTTGCTCGTGCCACAGAATGCGCCTAAAGTTGGTGCTTGCAGTTACCGGCATCAACTCTGGCGGGAAGCTGATTACATGGTTTGTATAGGTGGTGGTATTTTGATTGAACTCGATAATCGTACTTACCGATTCATTGATGATCAGAACACGATCACGATTGAGGTCGGCGGCCATGAATGCGGAGCTGCCGATATCTGTATTTCCGTAAGAACCAACCAGGCCACTAGACGATCCATTGAATATGCAAATCGACAATGCTTGATATGTCAGCACCGCGTCAGTTCCGTCACTCAGGTTAAGGATCTGATCTACGCCAAATACCGAACCAGACAGAAGAATTCGCCCGGTCATGGAAGCTGGTGTGCCGCCACCGCCGGAATACAAAGTATCTGTGATGTTGGTGTTGGCCATCACCACAGCACTGTGCATCGGAGAGTAGTGAATCAAGCCAGCCCACGTAATTGGGATACCTGGGCTTGGAGGTGGAGGCCACGTGTACCCACTTTCCTCGGTAACATCGTAGGTAATTGGATCGATCATGACGACTTGCGAGCCGTTCTCGTTCTTGATCCAAAACTGACCTACATTCGGGTTATAGATGATGTCGCTACCCATGCTAGAAGAGGTAACGATAGGCGTGTAATTGATTTGTTGAATCAACGAACCTGTGATTGGGTCCGTGACAAATACTTCAATCCGCGTGCTTGGCACGCCTTGCACCGACCATACATAGCCCGACACCGGGTCAATCGCCATTTGATTGCCGCAGTCGCCAAGAGGAATCGCATCCTCATCACCAGGAACTCCAACAGTCACAACCTCAAACTCGAATTGAGGCAAGCGACCATTCATTTCCGTTACGTCGTAATCCTCGAACACGACATAGGCATAACCGAGGTATGCGGGACTTGCTCCATCAGTTGCCTCGATCAGCGGGTCAACCTCTTGATCTTCAGTGCCCAGGTAGAAGCGCAGACCGCTAATCATTGGGTCTTGGATCGCACCTTCGTTGGTCGTAGAAGCGTCGTAGACCAGCTTCTTGTTAGCCCAGATGCGGCGGATACCATCAATTGGGCCTTCGCAAACCATCACGGCAAACGACATGGTGTAGGTGTAGGTCGTCTGCTCCGGTCCACCTTTTGCGCTTTCCGAATGTGAGTGTTCGTTTGCCTCAAGGATCTGTGGCCAGATAACCGTGCCAGCATGTCTATTAGTGCCCCACTCAAACGGGATCGGCGCTCCATAGACGGAAAGCTGCTGGCGCAAATCTTCCAGGCGCGGGCCTTCGCGATCTGGTTGATCGAGATAGGCACCAACACCGGCAATCGCCGCGTAAGTAGCAAAGCCAGCCTGTGGGCTTTCCGTAAAAAAGCCAACTACCGCGCCAGCAATTGCGCCGACAACTTGATAGACGGACATTATTCAATCCCAGGAAAGCGGTACACGGCGACAGTCTTTTCTTGCCAGTACTTGGAGTAGGTTTGCTTGGCGGTCTTGCGCGCTTGCGTATAAGCGTGGACGATCTGGCCTTCGCCTACGTAAAGGGCCACGTGATGTGGCTCCATGCCGTTGAAGGCCATCAGCAACACATCTCCGGGCGCCAATTCGGATGCCTCAACCCGCGTCAGGTAATGCTCAAGGACTGGTTGCAGCGCGCCATTCGGGCGCATTGGGTAGGCGGTCTGGTCTTGGAATACAAACCCAGCCTGGCGGGCGGAGCATGCGACCATGCCAATGCAATCAAGCCCGACACCTGGTTTGCGGCCTTGGGCGTGGAAAGGCGTTCCGATCATACTTTCGGCGGCTGTGATTAAATCTTCTCTTTTCATCACACGCCCTTAAACATTTGATCTTGCCCTGGTAGAGAAGGAAAACCCCTGAACCTGATGATGTTGCTGAACTTTGTATTGCAATCCTCGCTAGCGCGCTTGCGGCACCCGGCCCACACCGTCATCTGGTCGCCAATCGAAATCGCATAGGGCATCGATTCCTGAAGTTCAAACACGCCTCCGGACGAGTGCTGTTTGATCTCCATCGATAAACCGACATTCAGGCCGGTCGTGAAGGTGACCTTGCCAGCAGTGAAGAAGTCTGCAGCTTGTGCGAGAGTGGAAATGGTGAACGCGCGTTGGCTGGTGGCGGTCGTTACTGCTTTTCCGGAGAACTTCCAAGTACCCTCGGTTTCAGCGATGCCGCAGCGGGTGTCGAACAGGTTTGCATTGCACGCAGGTGTGACCACATCGCCAAGGGTTTGCTGGAGCTTCTGGGTGATACCGCGAAACTCCGCGCTATAGGTCCCACGACCGATGGAAATCTCACCGAATGTGAAGCGCTTAACCTTCTCGCACCCCTGTGTAAGGTCTGAGTAGTTCACGCGCAGGACGCGAACGTCGCACAAGTCCCATAGGCCGGCGATAATATCCGCCTCATTCACACCCAACGCCATCAGCGCCCCGCGCGCGTCCATCGTATCGACGTTCATCGCGGCGCTGGTTTCAGCCGTCGATGGGATGATCCCGAACGCTGACTTGTAGGTCACTCCATCGAAAACCAAATCTTGATCATGGTCGGGTGTCACAGCCAACACCTCGCCATCGGTGCGGGTCATTTTGATAAGGTGGCAAATCGTTGTGACAGGAAGGGCAAAATGCGCCTTCAGTTCCGCCGACATGGACTTCACAGCACCATCTCCATCATTTTCAATTGGTCAGCCACATACATCAGACTGCCAGCCGCGCGCGCGACAATCTGCCAGGTCAATTCGGAGTTTTCAAACTGGACAGGGATATCGAAATCGCCAGTCCAGCCAGTTGGATCTGCGCCAGAGACTTTGGTGATGATCCCGGTCGTGTAATCGACCGTGTAGCTGCCGCCACCAGAAACAGTGATAGAGCTGACTGGCTTGGTGATCTTGCGGGTATAGGTCGCACTGCCTTTCGTGTACCGCTTCCCGATTTGGAAAGTAGTCGATGTCAGCATCGTGACAACACCAGACGTTCCGGCCTGATAGTCCGAGTAGTCGCGCATCCGGAATCCATCCGCTCGAACTGCACGGAAGAAGTTATCAATCTCGTCGCGCTCCGCTTGGGTGCGCGCGGTCGTGGTTCCGTCTAAGCGAGTCAGGTAGTGCGACCAATTCAGATTTGTGAAAACCTGGCCGCCATCTGTGCGAATGCGCGAACGCGAGTCAACCGGCCCCACTACCAACCCAAAGGCAAGATAATCTGGAAATCGTGGTGTTTCGAGGAAGGCCATTAGTTATTCCTCCGGTTGCTGCGCGCAATGGCAATTGCAGTGCGGGATGCGACCTGATCTGCGCTCTCGCGCTGCGTGCCAGGCGGCACGTCAACTTTGATGTTCTGAATGATGTTGTTTTGCATGGGTTCAGTAGCCGACATCCAGCCCCCCGACATGGATGACAGGCCGCTGCTGGTTACCCCAGAAGCGTTAGTGCTGAAGGTTGGAGATAAGGAGCCGGCGCTGAAAACGCCGCCGTTTGCAAAGGCATGGACCTTTCCATCAGGGGCGCGCACCGACAGTTTGCCGTTGGCATCGCGCGTCAGCGGGAGCATCATGTTCTCGCCACGGTTGCCGATCATCTTGATGGCCAGCTCGCCTTGCTTGTCGCGGTGCAGCGGCATGATCGCCTCAGGCCCAGCCTCGCCCATCAGACCAGTCCTGCCACCCGACATGGCGAACATGGTTGGTTTATCTACGACGCCAGGAATACCACCCTTTGCGAACGGCACTACATTGCCGATGTCGTAGATGTTGCCGTTGGCAGCAACGGATGCGAAATCAGCGAAAAGGCCAATCAATCCGCTTCCACCACTACTTGCGCCGCTACTTGCTGCCGCAGTCGCTGCAAACTCCAATGCCGCAGCCGCCGCAACAGCGGAAGTGGCAAGGGTGGCGAACGAGGCATCTACCGCAACGGTCGTGGCACTGAGCGTCACCATGGAGGCGTCGGTAGTGGCCGTGACGGCAGCTAGTGATGTGAGTGCAGCGGTGGTTGCGGCGGCGGCTGTGGCTTCGGTCCCTGCGCTTGCCGCCTGGGCTACTGCGCCGGCTACCGAATCGGAAACCTGCGGTGTCGCACTTTTACCGCCAAACAGGCTTGAGGCGAAATCAACAATCCCGCCGAGACCACCATTCTTCCCAAAGAGCTGCTTGCTGATATCCTGCGCTGCCATCTTGGTCAGTTCAGCAGAAATACTGGAGAACATCGCCTTGAAGGCATCTTTGACGCTGGCGGTGCCGCTGGTCAGCTTGTCAAAGAAGCTCTCGAAGCCCGACTCGAAAACGCCCTCGAACTTATCGCGCACCAGATCAGCGGAGGCGGCCAATTTCTCAACCTCTACCTGCAATTCCTTGGCGCGCTGGACAATCGCTGGATTTCCGGTTTGTGCGGCAACCTTGGCGTAGGCATTGGCAACGGCCTGGAGATCAACAACAGTCTGTGCGCGAGCATCACTCACAGCCCGCAGGCTTTCCAGTTCGCTCAGCGATCCATTTTGCGCGGCGATCTGCGCCTTATCCGTTGCGATAGCAAGGTCGGATTGGATACGCGCGCCCACTTCCTGCAACTCGTTCAGCTTGCCTTGTGCGGAGGTTATATCGCGCAGCGCGGAAAGGTTGTTTAGCGCCCGGTTGGCCACAGTGGCTGCAGGCCCATCGCCCTTTTGTTGTGCTGCAGCCAGTTCGGATTCCAGCCGTTGGCGCAATTGGCGGTTCTGGTCGTCAAAACGACGCGCCGCCGCTTCGCCGGATTTACCCTGCTGCTCCAACAATGCAGTGTTCACATCTTCGATGGAACGCTTCAACTGATCGTAGGCGACTGCCTGGTCTTGAAGGTTGCGGATCGCATCGACGCCAGCCTTTTCCTGAAGTTGGGCTTTCTTGTCGATCAGCTCCTTGATCTTGGCTTCGTTCTGCGCCTGTTCGCTGGCATCCTTAGCCTTGCGACCTCGCAGAAGTTCAATCTCTTTGGTGATATTGGCCTGTTGTGCGGCAAGCGCTTCGTCGGCTGCCGATTTGCGGGCGGAGTAATAGTCGGCAATCGAGATCAGGTCTTTCTGGTAAGCGTCCTGCAGGAACTCGTTACGTTGCACCAAGAGTTCGCGCTCGCGGTCGTTTAGCCGCTCAAGCTCGCGGATCTGGCCGGCTAGAATTGCGATAGCTGGATCTTGTCCGGAACCAGGAAGGCGTGGCGCTGCTGGTTTTGGTTTTGCCTGCTCAGGAGCCTTTTTGCTATCCTGCTGCGCCTTCTTTGGATCAAGGATTTCTTGCGTGGTCTTATCGACTGCAGCGCGGGCGGCTTTCGCGTCCTCCTTCATCTGCTCGCCGATGCTTGAGAACGCATTGAAGTCAAGGCGACCCAAGGCGGCTAGCTGCGCCGTGATGCCGCCGATTTCGTTACCGACCTGCTTGAACACATAGCTCGTGTTGACGCCTAATACACTAATGGCCTCCACGACAGTATTGATTGCCTTACCAACACCGCTGAAGCCAGAACTGCTTTCCTTGACCTCCACCATCTTGTCTGCCAGCAGTTGAAGCGTTGGCAGGAGTTCAGCAGCAATCTGGTTACCAGCCGCGCCGGACAACAGTTTGATCTTCTCAAGAGTATCGTTGAAGGCATCGGACTTTTCAGCGATCTCTTGAGTGACCCCGGAATACTTCTGGAAGTATTCGATGTTCTTGCGCAGAGCTTCGCCGCCATCGTTCAGCAGCGGGATCATGTCAGCGCCAGCCTTGCCGAACAGGCGCAGAGCGATGGCTGCTTTCTCAGGGCCATCCGCATAGCCCTGGAACTTGTCAGCCACCTCCGCGATCACCTTGTCGGCGGTTTTCAGCTTTCCGCCAACGTCCTGAACGGAAATGCCCAACGCCTTGAAAGCGTCAATGCTCTCCTTATTGCCCGATGCAGCCTCGGCGATGGATTTATTCAGCTTACCAGCGGCGGCAGATGCTGTTTCTAGATCACCACCAGCCTGCGCGGCAGCAAAACCAATACCACCCAAGACATCGACAGCTACGCCTGTCTTTTTAGACAGGTCGTTCAGATGGTCTGCTGCGTCAATTGAATTCTTGACGATAGCGACCAAGCCGGCAACAGAGATGCCAGATGCGAGGCCAGCAAAGAGATTGCCTGCAAAGGCCTCCTTGATACCACCCGCCGACTTCTGTGCGGACGCCTGAATCTTATTCATGGCGTCTACAAACTTGGCGTAGTGTGCCTCGATGTCAATGCTCAGTAATGGCATCGCTATCCCTTGTTGAACGGTGTGTTATTTGCTACTGCGGTGAAGTAGGCGAGCGGATCTGGTTCTTCCTGCTCTACTTCTTTCTGGTCGCCGTAGATCGGCATAAAGTCCTGCGGCCTGGTGGTCGCATGGTTAGCAAGTTGCTTACCGGCGAAATTGGCGACTGTCGAAGCTATGACGCCGGCGCGGAAATCATCATCCTTGCCACCCCACTGATCGTCTTTGTAAGCCTCGATCCACAGGCTGAATTCTGCGGAGGACATGCTGTCGCATAGTTCCCCCAAAGTACGCCCCATCCTGAGCGCCAGCATCATCGCTAGGCGGAGGTCGGGGCTTCCTCGTTTTTTGAGGCTTGCTCACCGCCGAAGTCACCAAGGCGCCACGCGATATCCCATAGGCGCATTGCTGCGGAGAAGTTGGAGCCAATACGACCAAAAGCCTCCCACTCGCTGATGGTAAATATTGGTTGGTAGTCAGCATCCAGCACCGACACTGCGAGCAGCTTGGAAATATGAGCGAACTTGCTTCCACTGGTGTGCGGCGCGGACATATCAAGTCGTTCGGACAAGCCTGGTGCTCGCACGATGACTTCGCCGCCCAACTCGGGAACATCAACGACCTCCTCCTTCTGGAGGATTGGTGCTTTTACTTCTGATTTCTTGAGGATTGCCATTGCGGTTCCTTACTGGTTGAAAAACTGTGCGCCGCGTGACCGCAATCGCGGCGCACAGCGGCCTATTAGCTCGCGTATACAGTCGGCCTGCCGAACATGGTCAGGGTTGCCTGAGTCACCACCTTGTCTTGCGCGTTACCAGTTGGCAGCAACGTGCAGCCAACGTAGCTGTTGAACAGGACTTTTTGACCGCCAGCGAAAGTGATCCTGATGCTTCGCTGTGCCTGGTTATCCGATGCAGCCTTCAGTGCAACAAGGGCGGTATCGGATGGGTCCCACAAGTTCTCGAAGGTGTAGACGCCTGCAGCAGCGGCCCCTGGAACTTGCTTCTTCACGTTGTCGTGAATGGTGGTCACGTCGATGAAGTCAAAGTCACCGCCAGATGCCTGCAAACCGCTTGCGGTGGACATAGTCGTGCCGAACGTAATCGCTTCGGCGGTGCCGGAGCTGAACGTGTCGTATGCCGTGGTGTTCTCGCCTTCGAGTTCGAACGTGTCAGTGGTCTTGTTCGCTACACGGAAGATGCGCGAATCGACTTGGTACATGCCCTGAACGGTCAGCTTCACATAGTCGCCGTTGTTCAGGCCGTGCGCGGTTGCGGTAACCACGCCTGGGTTTGCCTTGGTGATCGCCGAGATCGTGTCGGCAGCGGCCAGGGCGGATTGAATGGCGACTTGAACGCCACTCCATTTAACTACGGTAGTCATAGTGCTTCCTCATCAATTAAGACGAGGCGGCACATAGTAGGCGGGCACCATGCGGTGATGGCCTACTGCGGACTCGTTTCTTTGGTTCGGCTGGTCTTGGTAGCGAGGGCGGTCGCGTGGCTACCTACGGGCCAAATTAGTTTTTGGGCTGATCCTTCTGCTCTTTCAGCCAGCTTTCCCATGCGTTGACCATTCCTCGTACAAGGCGAATCAACTGCTCGTGGAGTTTCAAGGTGGATGGCTTCATACCCAAACCTTATATGTCAGGACTGTGATCAAAGCTTCGGTTTCTGGGTCAACCTCTTGGCGGCGACCAACTGGATAACCAACCACGGAAGTCATTGCGGTTTCGACCGCATCAGCAATATCCTCTGCCTTGGCAAAGCTCTCTGCAATACACCAGATGTCCATCGTGACGCTTGATGCTTGCGGCGTGGCGCTGTGAATTGTCGTCACGTAATCCGTATCCGTCCTGATGTACACGATGGCTGGCAACTTCTTGCCTTGCGGGAGAATGGCGGCATAAATCTTGTCTGATACATGGGTGGTGACGCCTACCACGTTCAGAGCCGCAAGGACAATCGATTCAGCGCTCATTCAATTCTTTCTGTGCTTTTGCGATCCGCGCTTCGATACGCTTGTTGAACGCCGCAATCGCCTGATCCTGCTTGGTCTGGAATGCGCGGCGCAGGTATGCAACAGGTGGAACAAACTTCGCTCCACCAGCCTTCAATCGTGATCGCTGCAGTTCTCGGCTTCGGTTGCCGCCCTTGAGTTTCCCACCAGGACCGCGTACCAGGTGACCTTCTTCCACGAACCGCCAATAAAACGCGCTGGCGGTTGGCTTCTTGGCTCCCTTGTTACCGGTACGGCCAGCCACAACGATTGCTTCCATACCTGGACGCGATTTATTTTTAGACCTGGTTGCGTAGATGGATTTCTTCAATGCGCCCGAAACGCGATCCTTGCGTGCCTTCCGCAACACCGGAGCAAACTCCCGGGCGGCATTCCTGAAAACAATACCAGCGGCCAATGCCCCAGCACGCACAATCTTGCGCTGCATATCCGAACCAAGCGCCCGCAGGCGTGCCGAGAATTCCGGCAAACCAACCATCTTAGCTGTAACGGAATCAGGCATCTGCAGGAGGATCAATCTTGGTCGAGTAGCTCGAGCACATCATCTCGATGCGGTCTTTCGGGCCACCGATTTCGGCAGGACCGGAGCGAATTTCGAACGTCTGGTCGATGTCGCCGTAGACCGTGATGCGCATCGTTGCGTCAATGTCCGTGCGGTAGCGCATACGAATGCGCGTCATACCCTCGCCCAACGCCACGGCGCCATCAACCTTCTCAGCGCGCGATGGAAGTACGTCTTGAACCTCTGCCCACCAGCGCTCAGGAAGCACCGGGCTACCTGGCAAGGCCACCAACGGCACCCACTCTACCACCTCGCCGCCGCGATTATCCTTCGAAGTCGATTTGCGCAGCACCGAGATTTGACGGTTGAATCGGCTAGGCTTCATAGTTGTCCCGATAAAACGCGTAGGCGCCAATACTCTCCCGACCAGCATCAACCTCATGGCCGCTGATTTCCAGCACATGGAAGCGGCGCAATGCCATCCAGCGCAGGAATCCTTGCTCGGTGAAGTAATACAGGTGTTCGCCTGGGCGATAATGCTTTGATTCGCGGATGCGAAGCAGATCCTCAAAGATCGGGATGGCCACCAGCACCACGCAACCAGGCTGGATCTGCTCCAGCACTTCGCCTGGGTTGTCGATATGCTCCAGCGAATCCCAGAAAGTGGCGACATCGAACTTTGCCGGATCGGTGGCAAAAGCCTTGATACTCCGGAGGTATTCGACCGTCTTCGGGATTACATCAAAGCCGCGCGATTCGAAACCCCAGGCTGCTGCGGCCCTAACGAATGTCCCGCAGCCAGCTCCGATATCCAGAACCGTTGCGCCCTCAGCGGCATGACGCGCCAGCATCGCGCACCGGCCACGATTCAGCGCTTTTTCGACTTCGGTTCCCTCGTAGGAGGCATACTTATCGAAGTAGTTGTCGTCATATGGGACCCTGCCGGCACCCATGTCCGTCTGATAGGCAACCCCCGCACCAAGGCACAGCGATAGGTCGCCATCTTCGACCTTCTCGAAGGCGGCAATATATTTGTCCATGTTAGGCCTTCGTGCGGTCCCAAATGGCCAGCCCGAAGCCGCCATGTTCAACCTGATCACCAGGCAGTGAGTGAACCAGGTTCCATACCGGCTCTTGGTGCGGCCACACTTCATGGAACAGCACGCGCCCGCAGTGCTTCACCAAATCGAAATCCGTGTAGGTGTCGTTCGCGTGATCACCGTCGATGTAGGCGAAGTCGAACTTCGTCGCGGCGGCGACCTTCGCCTTTTCGGCGTTATCCGCAATGTCAATGCATTCGATGTTGGTGATTCCAAGCGCTTTGATGATATCGCGCTTGATGCTGTTGTGGGCGATATCGACTGTCACCACCTTTTTAAAGAAGCGAGACAAGACAATCGAGGTCAACGCATTCCAGGTTCCAACCTCGAAGCAGGTGTCGCCACTCACACCTGCAGAAACCAGGAAGCGTCCAAGGCCATGGAACACGCTCGACCGGCGAAACACCCCGCCACCGAACTGCTGGTAGACCTTCAGCAGATCCGGGTCAGTCATGACGATATCCAGGCGATCACCGACCTGTTTTTCCATCTGCATGGACCAGAACATCGGCTTATAAGCTGGATCAACTTTCATCGGTCGCTTCCATCATCTGCTGCAGTCGTTTATCGAATGTAATGCTTTTTCCGGCGTGGTTCGCTCGGAGCCATGCAGCCTCAAGATCGGGCCGATGGCAAATTGGATCTTGCGGGTTGCCCGCCTTCCAGGCCTCGTCCACGTTATGGATGCCAGAGGTGAAGAAGTCGAAGCCGGTCAGAAAAACGCTTGCCGGCTCGCAGGCCAGCACATCGAGAATCGCGGAAAAACCAGTCGTCGGAATATGCTTCCCAAGCAACTCAAAGGACCGAACGAAGTGTTCATCGGTCGGCACAAACGTATCGCAAAACCAGAATGAAGCGCGGTTCTTGTAGATGTATTGGAAGTCAATTCCAACTTGTTTTCCGTTCCGCTCGTGCCACTCAGATTTAATCGGCTTGGAGTTCGGGCATTTGCACATGCAAAGCTTCACGCCGTCGTGAATCAGATCCTCTTTTGTCTTGCGGATCGAGGTGCCGTAAAAAGAATAGTGGATGTCGGTCCTGAAGCCCTGCGCCGGCCCGGTCTTGTAGTTATTGACGCGTACCACGATGTTGTAACCATCCACCAGCCCAGGAGCGTTATCCAGACTACCTGGACCGCTTCCTACGATGGCAATGTGCTGACCTTTCAGCTTTGCCGCAACTTCCTCAAATGTGACGAAACGCATTCACAGCCTCGGTGATCTGTTCTTTACTCCAATCGTCCATCACGAAAGTGGAGGTCGATTTGCTCAACACCTTTTGTGGCGTGATCGTCTTGATGTACGCCTGGTTTGACACGTGGACACGGTGACTCCACACGGCCAGCATCGGCTTATCGAAGCACTCTGCCAAAGGAATTGCGAAGCTACATTGGGCGATAACCGCATCGCACGAGTAAGCCATATCGAGCAGATCGGAAACGCTTGTGCTTCCGGTCATATCTAGTTCGACTGGAATGCCGTACTTCACACCATCCTTGGACCCGATTCCGACAACGAAGCAATCACGCAGCTCAGCCAAGCATCGCTCGAACGCGGCGCGCTCTGGAAGCAAGTCGTTGGCAAAACCATCCGACCGACCCATCGGCGCGCGCCCACCATGAGCCAAGATAATCGGACGCCCTGCAGCCAAGCTGCGCAACCGGTCAACCAACCTCAGATTTCTAATCGACCAGGTGAAGCGCATTTCAGCCTGGACCTTCGCGCTCTCGCAAATGTCCTGCCATTGTGTCGTACCGGCTTTGGATTTGCCGTTCACATAATGAGCAACCACCTGGACATTATCTCGGCAGAATGGCTTGACCTCCGCACCAGATCCAATGAACACATCTGGGTAGTTCGATAACACGGTGATCTGCTCACCGCGCCTGATTAACTCGTCACAAATCGGGCGCACATATAGGCTGTCGCCAAGCCCGGACCCGCCGCGCAGCCTTTTCACAGAACATCCTCAATCGCAACTTTTGGAAACGAATCAATTGCAGTGCCAGGGCTTGCATTCAGCACTTCTACACCAGCCTCCACCAGCGCATTTTCAGCAGCCGACATGGCCTGTTTGAAGTATGAATAGACCGAATTTGGCATCGCTTCTGGGTGCTCGCCAAACCAGTGCGACTTACCATCTTGCGATGGTTTTCCATCAAACCCAAGCAGGATGATTCGCTTCGCACCAGCAAGCACCGCGAGATTCAATGCCTGGAAACCTGAGTTGCGGCCAGTTACCACCGCGCGCGGATCGCTAGACAAGCCATTGCCATGCGCCGTGCCGTGCGCATTACGCAGAACGTGCACCGATTCATCATCAACAACACCAGCGCCATTCTCAATACTGCACTTCTGGCCCTTGAATTCAGCCCAGCGCTGTTTCACTTCCTCGGCTCCGAAGCCGACCTTCCCGACTCCTTGCTGTTGCCACAGATGCCAACGGATGTCTGCCGCATAATGGGTATCCGCCCATGGCGCCAATAGGTAAGCATCGTTGACCGCTATGCACTTTACCGCCTTAGCAGCGTGCGCCTCACGCACTTTCTCCACCTGATCATGGGTGAGACTTGGACCACCCGCAATAATCACGGCGGTTTCGCCCGACCAGGCCGGCACTACTTCGCTAAACCGGTCACCTTCAATTCGCTTCAAAATCATGCGAGTGACAACTCCACGCGCTCACTACGGATCAGGTTTTCAGCGGCCCGCATCAGTCCATCGAATTCCTCGACATTCGGGTTGTAGTTAGCCTGCACCCAAAGCTTAATCGCCTGAACGAATCGCTTAGGCGGGATATCGTCTGGATAACCTGCCTTGAAGGTAATCTCCAGCGTGCTTTGCGACCACTTTGCGCCATTAAGCGCAACAACCTTCGGCCATTTCGAGCTGGCCAGACGGAGCGAATACGAATCCGCATCAATCTCCGTCGAAACGCCAGCAGTATCAATCGAGTTGATCGACACGATAGAAAGGACTGGCGACCTGCGCAGCAGAATTTCGCTTTCGTTGGTCGTCATCCACTGCCCGGTAATAGCGGTGGTGTTGGTCGAAACCGAATCCGCCGGCAGTGCTGAATCACGTTCGACGGTCAGCCTCCAGGTCTGTTCGATTAGGGCACGACCGGTAAAGCTCTCGGCCCATTCCCGGCCAGCCGTGATCAGCGCGGAGATTGTGGAATCCATAGCGGTCATCGATTCATACTCGCGCAGATGGGTTTTCATCTGGGCTAAAGTGACTGGCTCAAATTCCGGTTCGGCGGTGCGCTCCAGTGAAAATCTCATGCCAGCCTCACTGGTTCAACGGAACGTGGCTTGTCATCGCCAGCGTCCTTGCCATCCCGACCGCGCTTGGCGGCCAAACGCCAGTCTTCCGACGATCCAGGCTTGCCAGCCGGCCCGTCCTTCTGCGCCAGGAACCAAGAGCCGCCAAAGGTCACTCCATCACCCTTCAGGTATTCATCGCCTTCGCGGAAAATACCCTTGTCCTCGACGCCTGGGACCGTAAATTCTTTGCTGGACTCGCCTCCACTGGAAAGGCGAACGACCACCGCGCATTTCCGTGGGGCCGGTTCAGTGATCTCAATCGAGGCAATTCCATCAACGATGCATTCCCAACCGCGCATACCGACCGTCGTTTCAAACGACCTCCAGAAGCCACCAGCATGCTTCGCATATGTGTTGCGTGGATAGGACTTTTCCAAGTCGATGGACGGCAGGATTTCAAGATGTGCCGCATCGCGGCCCGGGGTTCCATCCTTCGGGAGTTGGATACCCGCCATGGCCTTTGCCACGGCTTCATCGATCATGCTGCGAACTTGCTCGACCGGAACTGATTCGCCATCTTTGGCTGGCGGAATTTCGTCAACGGCAGCTTGGACGAGAGCCTTTACGACTTCAGGGTCCGCATCCTTGCCGTCCTTTGGCTGTGGAAGCTCGCCAATTGCCTTCGCCACTTCTGTGCGCACCAGATCCGCAACTATGACTGGATCTGCATCCGCGCCATCTTTCGGTGCCGGGATTGCTTTTACGGCACTCTCAACCAAAGGCGCGATCTCCTCCAAGGTTGGCGCTTTAGGCAAGGACTGCGCCGCCTCTTGGACCAGTGCCTTGATTAACTCAGGATCGGCATCAGCACCATCCTTTGGTGCCGGAATATCCGCAACCGCAGCCTTCACCAGGTCGGCAAGCATCGGCGCAACCTCTTCGACCGTGATCGACTTCCCATCCTGAGGCGCAGGAATGGCGGCCACCGCCTCCTGCACCATCTTCGCGATGACTTCCGGGTCAGCGTCCTTCCCATCTGCGGGTTTAGGAAGCGCATCGACTGCGGCCTTTGCTGCCCGAATCACCGATTCGGGGTCAGCATCCTTCCCATCTACAGGGCGAGGAATCGCGGCCACCTCAGCAGCAACCATCAGCTTAACCTGCTCGATATCGACGCTCTTACCATCCGCGCCATCCTTCGGGGCGGGGACAAGTTCAGCAGCAGCCTTGGCAATTTCAGCCAGCTCCGGCAGCTTGATACCGGCCATCTTCTGCTCGATGGCATCTAGGCGTACAACAGTGCCAACCACGGCTTTATCGACATAGCCTTTGATTGCGTTGATGACCTTCGCGGCCAATTCGTCAAGATTCACAGTCATGCGAATGCCTCAAGTATCGTGGTCATCATTTTGGCGGCCTGTTCTGCCGAATCATCTTCTTCGGCAGGTTCCGTTTCCTGAGTTGCCGATGGTGCGGCTGGTGCTGCCGGCGCGGTTTTTCCGAACGGATCGTCTTGTGCATCCCGTTTGGCCAATGCCGCAAGGCTGTAGTTCTGCTGCTGGAGGTATGGTGTTTCGCCGCCGGCGGTTGCGCCAAGATTGATTTTCCGGCGCGCTTCGTTTGGCGCCATGATGCCGCCGCCAACAGCTTTGCTTAGAACCTCGATCTGCGCCACCGAATCCATGCGGATCAGGCCTTCGGTATCGAACTCGGTGCAGTAGTTCGATGGCAGGGATAGGCCTTCATCCAAGCAAACCTCAAGCTGCTCTATGTATTTCTGCAGACATTGGGTGTAGTAGCGCAGGGTTTCCGCCTCAACCGTGCTGCCTGCTGGCGTCTGCCCGCCAACCATGAATTGCGGCACCAACAATGCGCGCGCAATGTCTTTCACGGTCCAGTCCAACTGCTCGATCAACTGCGACTGCTCGGCGGGAATCGTGAAGGCCTTATACTCCAGGCCGCTACCACCAACAGCCAAGCGGCCAAGGTTACCGCCCGAGTAGTTTTGCTCCCACTGCACCTTCAGGCGGTTCGCGGTTTCATCATCAATCGAATTCGGGGATGTCAGCATGCCGCTCGGGCGGCTCATATTCTCGAAGAATTTGGCGCTATTGTTTTGGATCTTGCGGCCCTGGGTTGCCGACATCGCTGCGGCGTACAGCGGAGCCACGCCGACCAATGGATGCCACAGGCAATTGATCCGGTCGTGGATGATCTCCGATGCCGGCAGGGTAACTCCCTGCTCCAAGCCAGAAAGGTAATCCGCCGCGACTTGGTAGTAGACATCGCCATTTGGCGCGACCAGCGGCGTAACTCGCTCGGAATCAAGTACGTGCATCTGGACCACGATGCCGCGATTGTCCCGCTGCTTCAGGACGTATGTATTGCCGTAAAGCAGTTTCATCAGCATCCAGAACTCATAGAACTGGATGCGGGTTTGGTAGTTGTTCGGTTTCCGCAGGACTGGCAGAAATGGTGAGTTTGTAGAAACTTCCCTCCAGATGCCGGCGTCCATCTCAGTCAACTTCACGCGTAGCTTTCCGACATCCCCTGCGATCAGGGTGATAGGTGCATAGATACCTGAATACGACAGCAGGTCACGTGGCGCGTCAACCTCCACATGAGACTGGAAAGCGCCAGCGAAAGACTCGCTGATGATGCCGAACCAGCCGGAGCTGGAGCGCACCGGGGTTGGCACCGACTTTTTCAGTGCGATATCGTATCCAAAAATGCGCACGTTAGCCTACCTTGCGAAAGTTGGCACGGCGTGGGCGGGCCGTCATGGCTGGAGGATTGATTGGCTGTGGATTGTCGATCATTGCACGGGTCATGTAGCCTGGAATTGGGTCAGTTTCGACGCGGGCAATCCAACCCATTGCGACGAACAGCGGCTCATGTTCTGGCTCAACCTCTACCTCATCGCCAATCACAACCTTGCGGCCTGCATATTCGAATTCTGCGGTGCTGATGCGTAATGTCATGTCATTCTCCGAAAGAAAGACCCGCCGAGGCGGGCCTTTCGTTACATCGCTTAGGCCACGTAGGCGGCTTCTTTGATGTATGCAACAGCAGTGGTACGGCGCTTCGCCCAGTTGATGAAGCGGGTCGCACGCAGAGCCAGCGAGTGGGTCTGGAACATCGACACCATGGAGGTTGCGGTGGTGGAACCGGTGGAAGTGTTGGTCGGGTTGTCCAGCATTTGGATGCTGGCTTCGCGGCTCACGTCCACGGTAACTTGACCATCGTCGGCCAGGAACACTTCGCGCTGGTTGACCAGGATGATCATGCAGCCCGAGTTTGGCGAACCTGGGATGTTCGCGGAGTTCGAGGTGATCACTGGGATGCCCAGCAGCTTACCGCCGTTGACGCCCATTTCTGGGTACAGAGGCAGGCCCAGCGAGTTCAGCATCAGGCTGATCTGCAGGGCTTGGTTCGGCGTCATGATCCAGACGCAATCGCTGATGTCTTGATCAGCGTCGGCCATCGACTTCAGCAGGGTTGCCAAGTCGGTACGCAGGTTTGCAGCGGCGGTGCCGGTTGCGGTGACTGCGCTAACGCCGTTGGTAACCGATGCTGGCGAAACGTTGGCAACGGCAGCGACGTTCGGGTCAACGAACTGAACGTCCAGGAAGGTGCTGATGGTGCCAGCCAGGTCGTCACGCACCAGCAGTTCTGCCGATGGCGAGGAGCTGCGCGCCAGTTCTTCATCGATTGCCACAAGGCCGGCGCACTTGGCTTGGCCCAGCGATTGGCTGGTGAAGCCAGGCTTGGACATCGGAATCGGCGCACCCTGGCCAACCCAGTAGCCGCTCGCGGTGCCGTTTTGCTGGCCCATGCGAACGTTGAACGGGATGCGGCGCAGGTTCAGTTTGCCCAGGATGGTCATCGGACGCAGGTACTCGACAAACTCAGCGGCCAGGTTCTGGTTGTAGACCAGTTCCGAGGCCCAGCCGGAGGTGGTGGTGTCACCAGCGGCCACGGCGGCCTTCAGAACTTGCGCGATTTCCGGGGTCTGGTCCATCCAGCGCTTTTCGTTCTGGAAGATCGCCAGCGCGTCGTTCAGGTTGCCCTTGGCGCGGATCAGGGACATCGCGAAGCGGGCGAACTTCACGCCTTTTTCGATGTTCGGACGCACGGTGATGATGCTCGATGGAGCGCCGGCGCGGTGCGAAGCTGCGGCCTTGATGGTGTCAGCGGCTTTGGTGTCAACGGCAACGGCTGCGGTCTTGTTGCGTTCTTCGTGCGCTTTCAGGCGGGCGATGTGCTCGTCCATTTCCTTGATTTCTTCAGCGTGGGTGTCGTACTGCTCCTTTTCGCTGGCGTCCAGGGTGCGCACTTCGTCGCTGGCCTTGGTCATGATCGCGTCTTGTGCGGCCACGGTTGCGGCACGCTTCTGCTCGAAAGCAGTGATTTGTTCTGCAATGGTAGGCATGATTCTCTTTCCGGTTTATTTGAGATAGACCACACCAGGACGGCGTGGGGTTTGAGTTCCCGAGACGCCGGGAGAGGATTTGCTGATGTCTTCAGCGGAGAGGCGGACGATTGCGCTCCGGCCTTCAGGGCCAAACGCGGCGCGGCGGATTGCTTCGTCTGCGGATTTAATAGATTGGATGGATGCTTCGGCATTTGCTGGCACCGTTACGGCACTCAACTCAAGCCATTCCCACTCCTGGTACTCGTAGCTATACGTGTCAGCGATGCGGGCATATTTGATGGGGTTGAAACCAATCGACAGGCCGCGCACCAACTTGTATTTGATGGATTGCCAAGCTTCGTCCAGGCGTTCCTTCAACTTGCCGTCTTCGGGAATGTCTGCGACCTCGCCCTTAATCTCGATACCGGTGCTGGTGACTTTTGCCTCAGTAACCCAGCCGATAGGCTGACTGTGCATGTGCTGCCAAAGCAGTGGTACAGGCAGTTTGAACTTGGCGCCCTTCGGCAGCACAACGTCGCCCATGCGGTCTGCACTGATGGTCGATGCAACACCAGAGAACGTGCGTTTTGCGCCCGGCTCGTCCATCGCTTTGATCTCGATTTGCGCGTAGGCTCGTTTCATGCTGTCTCCAGAAATGCAAAAGGCCCGCGCGGTGGCGGGCCTCGGTTAGGTAATCAATGGGTCAAACAAAGAACATCTGGTGTTTCGCACCTGGTGCAGCGGGGTTCAACGATAAGAGGGTGACGGCATTGAATAGCGCCATCAGTGGGTCAATCTTGGCCGAGCCGCTTGCTTGCTTAGTGATGATGATCGCGTTTCCGCGCGGTTCGACCCGTGCGTTACCCACGCTGTACGCCATCAACTCCTGGCCGGCATGTACCAATATCCCCTCTGCCAACTTACGCTCAGTGGTCTTGATCGCGCCGGTCATCTTCCAGCCTTGCGAAATGCCAACCACCATGTCCTCCGGGATGCTGGCTTCAACCAGGGCATCCAGAATCGCGCCGATCCCGCTTGGGTCAACGCCAATCTTGTCCAGCTTTCCTGAGTCGTGGATCTGCGCGCAGTAGTCAGCGACCTCCTGAACGTCCTCGCCAATGTGGCGCACGAGCGTCAAGTCACCCTGCTTTGCAAAATCCTGGAATCTCGGCGCTTCGGTTTTGCGGCGCTCCAGCACGGATGGATGCGCCCAGGCGTGCCCCCATGCCAACCATTTGCGCGTGGTCTTGCAGCGCCCAACTACGGCGAAGCCAAGCAAGTCATCCAGGCCGCCGCCGTCGATGCCAACATCAACGACTTCACATCGTTCGAGCAATTCTTCCAATGAGAAGGCGGGAATTGCCGCAGCTTCCCAGAAATCCGCGCCGGCCCACCGGTCGGAGCGCAGAGCCAAGCCGATTTCGACGTTGAGGAACTTGGCCAGGAAGCCGCGCAATTCTTCTTCGCCGGCGCTTTGTGCTTTCGCCAGCTCACGTTCCAGGTATTCCGAATCCACCGAGTACCCGTAGTTCGGGTTCACCATGTGGAAGTTCTCAGGCTTCAGGTGCTCCTTCGCCTTGATCATGTCGTCCGGGAATTCGTAGATCACCGGCACAAAGCGTGGGTCAACTAACTTCCCATCGCGCACATCGCGAGCGTACTGGAGCTTCTGCTTGAACACGCCGGCAGGCGGCTCGTTTGACTGGGTGGTCAGGTAAATGACAAAGCCCTCGGGCCTGGACGCCAGGCCACCGGTTGCCTCACGCAACATGTCGCTTGCGTTGGCCTGCTTGCCAAACAACCAGAGTTCGTCAATCAGCGTCCCGACACCCTTCTTGCCGCCTACCGTGTTGGCGTCTGCCGCGATCACCTTCAGGTTTGCATTACTCTCGCGGTGCGTAATCTGCTTGATGTGGGACTGCACGTGCAGGAGCGCTTCGAGATCTTCATCGCGCGCCACCATGTCCCAACTCGGCTTGAAGCTGTTGTTTGCCACCTCCAGCGTCGGAGCCAGGATCGCGAATTCAGCCGACTGCCGCCAATTCAGGATCAACGCGGTCATCATGATGCCCGCCGCGATGGTGGACTTCGAGTTCTTCTTCGGCAGGCAGACGAACCATTCTGTAATCAGCCGGCGACCGGAATCCGGGTCGTATGCACCGAAGATCGACGCTACCAGGTCAAAGACCCACTCCGCGCAAGCCTCACCAAAAGTCGGGCTGCCAGGTGCATCGACAATCTTCAACTGCTTGAAAACGTGAAGTGCCGCTTCGGCCTGTTCCGGGAATATCGGCGGCGGGATGATGCTTCGCCCTTCCTTCAGCCTATCCGCCCAATCTGGACAAGCTGTGGACCATTCCATTTAGTGCTTCCTTTGGTTCATTGGCGCCCGGGGCGGCGGGGTCGTTGAGAACTTGCTTGCCGCCTGCTTGGCGGCATTTGCCTTTTCGGCGTTCTTGCCACCATCGCCAGGCTTGGCATGCTGGAAGTCAACAATCTTCTTCGCGCAGTCGATCCGATACTTTTTATCCAACTCGGGATCATTCATGCAGGCGATCAGGAAATTCAGCGCATCGGTGTGCAATAGCACTTTTGCAACATCGAATGAGGGACTTACGTACTCCGGTGGCGCGTCTTGCTGCGGCTTATCTGGTGCTTTTTTGACATCCTTCTTGCACTGTTTTAGGTAAGCAACAACATCCTTATCTTTAACAAGACGTGACCCGGCCTGTGATGCGGTCGCGGCGCTGTAGCCAGCCTTAATCGCTGCGTCCTTATTGGAGAAACCAGCTATCACGGCAGTGGCAAACTTTAATTTTCTGCCTGTTAAAGCCATTAACAAAATCCCCTATCC